AACCCTGGTCTCCTTTAGTCGCTGAATTAGAAGCAAAGAATAAAGTAGAGTACACTCAAATCGTATCTAGCAAGAACGTATTTGTAAAATCAGCTATCGGATTGTTTTTTTATAAGCAAATTCCCTACGAAGCTGTTAAACAGGACTTTGACAAAATTCTTGTATTGTCGAGAAGGAATCACAAAGAACAAACTGAAAGCCTAGCATATGCTGCTAAGCACAATTCTTTCCTGGAACCCACTAGATATCTTATTGATGAAAAGTTAGACTTTTTCATGGATGAAATGGATAAGGTACTGTTAGATGAGAAGAGCAGAATCCAAGAACTAGAAGAGCATCTAAATGCTAAGGTTTTCTACTACGAAGACTTATACTATAATAGCTTCGACAACTTATTTAAGTATTTGGAGATAGAACATGTTGAAGAATACTTTAAGATGTTTTTAGATATTAAAAATAGATATAGGTTAGATAGTGCCTCTACAAAAAATATAAAATCTTTAATATAAAATTTAGAATGCAATTTATAAAAACATTTAAAGATTTTTTAAATAAAAATGAGTGTGAAGTTATCATTAATGAAAATTCTAAAAAAGAATTAGAAAATGGAAATATAGGAAGTAATCTCAGCTTACAAGAACTTAAAAAAATAAGAGACGCAAAAATAGTTAGAATTGAAAATGAAATTTTGCAATCAAAGTTAGAAGCTTTACTAAAAGAAGAAATTAAATTAAAAGGGTATGAACTAGGTCCTATTAATAAATTTCAATTTATAAAATATGATATTGGAGGACACTATGATTGGCATAGTGATTCTGGAGATGGTGAGATATTTAGAGATAGATTTTACACAGCTGTAATACAATTAAATAATGATTATGAAGGCGGAGATTTATTATATAAAGAATCAAATATGTTAGAATATACTTTTGAAAAGGGTATTGGAAATTTATTTATTTTTAATTCAAATTTACTACACAAAGTAACACCAATAACAAACGGTAGTAGGTTTTCATTAGTAACCTGGATTACTTTAAAACGAAATAATTCAGATAAAAAAACTTTACTGTGATTATAACAATTTTAGCAGAGCCTAGATCTGGTTCGACTAATTTAGCAAATTGGTTTTGTTCTAAGCAAGACTTTACTGTCCTGTTTGAACCAATGACAAATTCAAAGATGAAATGGTTCAAAGGCAGTACGCCGCCTTCTGAGTGGAAATACTCTACAGAACACTTACTTGTAAAAGAGATCTTAGGTAATGGATTGCATTTTAATGAGTTAATTTCAATCTCTGATAAAGTAATACTATTGTACAGAGAGAATGAAAGAGAGCAGTTAGATTCATGGATAAATGCTACTATTGAAAATAATTGGGGAGATCAATGGGTGTACAGTAGTTTAAAAAATGAAAAAGAAGAGAAATCTTTTAAAGAAGTAAAAAGAGTTTTTAAAGAACATTATTTAGCTAAGGATTATTTTAGAGTATCTTACGAAGAACTATACTACGGTAGCGGTTTTAAAAGAGTATTAGAGTATTTAAGTATTGAAGGCCTAGAAAACATAGGATTTCCCTACGGAAAAAAGTACAGAATCAACTTAGAAACTAATATTAAAACTCTACTATGATAAAATATTGGACACCAGATACGTTTGAAGTATCTTCCTATAAGTGGAAGTTAGAAGCAAGAAAAAGTAAAGTGTATAAGACATCAGGATCTGATAACTCAGGAGAAAACACTTACACTTATAACTCTTTAGGATTTAGAGGAGATGAACCTACTAGAGAAGGATTTAAGGTAATGTCTTTAGGCTGTTCACATACAGAAGGAGTAGGAGTAGATGATAATAAAACCTGGTCACATCAACTCTGTAAACTAATACCTAACGCAGTAGATTTAAACTTCGGATTCGGAGGTAGAAGTAGCGATTACGTTTCAAGATGTTTATTAACATATTACGACTTAATTAAACCAGACTTGGTTTTAATAATGTATCCAAACCAAGATAGAAGAGACTACTATACTAATGAAGGAGGAGTTGAACCTTTTGCATGGAATCCTTGGGGGTACTTTAAAGAAGACCCCGCAGGAAGAGAGACATACCATCATTTATCTAATATTACTAATAAAGAAGATGGAACTGTTAACTGGTATAAGAACCACTTATTGATTAAATATTTTTTACAGACTAAAAATACTCCGTTTGTATGGAATGGAGCCCATGTATATAAAGCTATAGAAGAACCTAATCGATTTGACGATGATTATAGGAATTATAGAGACTATGGATCAGATGGTGCACATCCTGGCCCTGAACACAACAGAATCTATGCAAATAACCTATATAATTTCTTAAAAGAAAATAAAATACTGTAAGAAGTTAGTTAATTCTTTAAAATAGTTATATATTTATATAATACAACACCAAAATTTAATTATATGTTATTCGGAATCATTATTGTAGTAGTAGCAGTAGCTGTTGCTTACTTACTAAACAAGTCTAAGATCTCTAAAGCTATTGAAAACGCAAAGGAAGCGATTACTCCAGCAGTTGAAGAAGTAGTAGAAGTAGTAGAAAAGGTAGAAAAGGTAGCTCCTAAGAATGAAGTAGCGAAAAAAGCTTCAAAAGCAGCTAAAGACGCTAAAGCAATAGTTAAACAAGCAAAAAAGAAGTAAAATGTCAGAAAAAGTTACGTTAACACAGGAAGAACTTAAAGAGTTCCAAGGTCTTAGAGAAGAAATCTTCGAAACAATCGGAGTTTTAGGTGATTTAAATTACAAAAAGACTCTTTTAGAGTTTGAGATTGAGAATTTAAACAGTATTATTAAGCAGAACGCTTTAAAAGAAAAAGCCCTATTGACAGGGTTTGGCACTAAGTACGGTAATGGTTCTATCGACGTAGAAACCGGCGTTATCACACCAATACAATAAATTAGGTTTTGCCATCATTACCAGCTATTTATTATCAGAAATAAACACATAAAATGGCAGAAGCATTAATTAGTCCTGGCGTTTTCCTTAGAGAAAACGACCTTTCTCAAATAACAGCAGGTCCAATTACAGTAGGATCGGCTTTAATCGGCCCTACAGTAGTAGGAAAAGTGAATATCCCAACCCTTGTAACTTCATACTCAGAGTATAAAGCTAAGTACGGAACTACTTTCATTTCTGGAGGTAATACACAAGAGTACTTAACTTCTCAAGCAGCTTACAACTACTTCCAACAAGGAGGTACTTCGTTGTTAGTAACGAGAGTAGCGAGTGGTTCTTATACTGCAGCTACTTCTTCTACAGTTGTTAATAGCTTAGGTTCAGCTTCTTTCCAAATAAGTACTTTATCAGTAGGTACAGTGATGAATAATAGCCAAGGCGCTACTACAGCAACTAACGGCTTGTTACCTTCTGGTTCTGCTGACAACGTTAGATGGCAGATCTCTCAAGCTGATTCGGCTTCAGGGTACTTTACTCTACTTGTTAGACAAGGAAATGATTACACACAAGGACAAACAGTATTAGAAACCTGGACTAATTTATCTCTAGATCCAAATCAAAACAACTATATTGCATACGTAATTGGAGATCAAGATCAAAGAGTGGCTTATGATGAAAGCGGTGCTGCTTATTTAAATATAACAGGCAGTTACCCTAACAGATCTAATTATATTAGAGTATCTAGCGTATATTTTCCAACACCAAACTACTTAGATCCGCAAGGTCGAGCATATGCGGCTTATACAGCTTCTATTCCTTTAAACGGTAGCGGATCTGCAAACGGTAGCTTTGGTGGTGCAACTGGTGCTTTATACGGAGGTTTATTATCAAACGGAAGTGCTTCTGTTGCATTAAATTTATTCGAACAAATTCCAACAGTAGCTGCAACAGCTGCTGCTAACAATATTCAAGGTCTAGTTAATAATGACTACGACGTCGCAATTAGCTTACTTGCAAATTCAGATGCCTATGCTTATAACGCAATTTACGCACCAGGTATTACTAATCAGAACGCTGCAAGTCAAGTATCTACTTTATTAAGCACGGTTCAAAACCGCGGTGATGCTATTGCAGTAGTTGACATGGTTGGATACAATCAAAATATTACAGCAGTAACTACTGGAGCTCAATCTTACGATAATTCATACGGTGCTACATATTGGCCTTGGGTTCAAGTAAGATCCCAAGAAACAGGTAGATTAAACTTCGTACCGGCCTCTACTATTATCCCAGGAGTATATGAATACAATGATAAAGTATCTGCTGAGTGGTTTGCACCTGCAGGTCTTAACAGAGGAGGTTTACCAACAGTAATCCAGCCAGAAAGAAGATTAACAGTAGCACAAAGAAACACTTTATATACAGGTAAAGTAAACCCAATCGCAGTATTCCCAGGTCAAGGTACAGTAGTATATGGTCAAAAGACTTTACAAGCTAGAGCTTCTGCTTTAGATAGAGTAAATGTAAGACGTTTATTAATCGCATTGAAGGGATATATTGGTCAAATTGCAGAAACATTAGTATTTGAACAAAATACTGCTGTAACTAGAAATAAATTCTTATCTCAAGTTAACCCTTACTTAGAGTATGTACAACAGAGACAAGGTTTATATGCATTCAGAGTGGTAATGGACGAAACCAATAACACACCAGATGTAATCGATAGAAACTTACTTGTAGGTGCTATCTACTTACAGCCAACTAGAACAGCTGAATACATCCAATTAGATTTCAACGTATTACCAACTGGAGTAACATTCGGTTAATAAAGAATAAAAAAACAACTCGATGAAGAATAATACAAAAGTTAGATTACATTTATCTAAGCAATTGTTTGAATCTCTGACAAAAGAGATTCTTAAAGAAGCAAAAGCTAACGACGGTTATACTGTAGCAGTTAAACAACCTAAGACACCGAAGCAATCTAAGTCTCAAGCAACTTCTCCGGAAGTTCAAAAAACTGACGCCGAAGCGATGATGGGAGAAGTACATGCTCAAGCAGATACTAAGAAGATGGAGAAGATGAAAGAAATGGAGATGAATGTAGCAGAAGAAGGTCAATTAAACGAAATAGATCCAGCTACATCTTGGGAAGCTATCGCAGCAGGTATGGCAGCTATTGGATTAGCACCTCTTGCTATCGATAAAATGCACAAGTGGTGGGAGAAAAAACACCCAAAAAGTTTTAAAGCAGCTCAAAAACTTAGCGGTGCTATAGATAAACAGATGGGAGGCAACACACCTGGTCAAGGACATGGTGTTGATACAAGTAAAACTTTTGGTCCACAAAACGAAATCTCTAGCGAAGGTATTGCAGCATTAGTTGGTTTAATTCCAGGAGTAGTCCTTACAGCAGCTATCATTAAGGATATCGTAGCATATATGAAAGATAATAACCTTAAAGGTATTGACGGTTTTAAGCAAGCTTATAAAGCTGTAGGCGGTGCTGCTTCTGCACACATGGATAGAAAAGTAGGCGGTAATCAACCAGGAGAAACACATTCAGTAAATCCAGGTAAGACTTTCGGTCCGAATGAAGATACTTTAAAGGAATATGAGCACCATTACGAAGTAAGAAACGGTGAATGCCGTAGATATAATGACGAAGGTGAATATACAGTAGTTTCCATGCATCATTGCCGTTAATAAGTTTTGCATTAATAGATATTTATATAAAACATAGAATAAAATGCCAGTATTAGATCCAAATGAAATTATGTTTACGGCCTTTGAACCAACCGTTCAGAACCGTTTCATCATGTATATTGACGGTATCCCTTCATTTATGATCAAAAGTGCAACTGCACCAAACATCAACTTGAACGAAGTTAAAATCGACCATATCAACGTTTACCGTAAGATTAAGGGTAAGGCTGAGTGGCAAGATATGACTTTAAACTTATACAACCCAATCTCTCCTTCAGGTCAACAAGCCGTAATGGAGTGGATTCGTTTATCACATGAATCAGTAACTGGCCGTGATGGTTATTCTGACTTCTACAAAAAAGACCTTAACTTATCTATCTTAGGACCAGTAGGCGATGTAGTATCAGAGTGGATTATCAAAGGAGCTTTCGTTAAGACATCAAACTTTGGTTCTTACGATTGGTCTAATCAAGACGCTATCACAATTGAATTAGGTATAGGAATGGATTATTGTATCCTTAACTACTAATCGATTAAGAATATTAAGAAAGCCGCCTTTTTGGCGGTTTTTTTATGTAAAAAAGCTATATCTTAGATATTTATTGATATATAACTAAATTAAGATTATGGAAAACCAACCAAAAATGAGTCTCCCTACAGAGACTGTTGAACTACCTTCAAAAGGACTTTTGTATCCTTTAGAGAATCCTTTATCTTCTGGCAAAATCGAAATGAAATACATGACTGCTAAAGAAGAGGATATTTTATCTAATCAAAACTATATCCGTCAAGGAGTAGTATTTGATAAATTATTTCAATCCCTTATTGTATCTAAAATTAACTACGACGACTTAACAGTAGGTGATAAAAATGCAATTTTAATTGCAGCACGTATTTTAGGTTACGGTAAAGACTACCAAACTAAGTATCCTCATCCGATTACAGGAGAGGAAGAGCTTATTACTATCGATCTTGCAGAAATAAAGAATAAAGAAGTTGATTACGATTTATGTAAGAATTTAAATGAGTTTACATTCACCTTACCTCAGTCTAAAAACGAAATTATTTTTAAAATACTAACTCATAGAGATGAAAAGCAGATTGAAATTGAATTAAAGGGACTTAAAAAAATTAACTTATCTGCAGACGTTACTACAAGACTAAAACAATCTATCGTATCAATTAACGGTAGTAGAGACAAGAAAGACATTAGAGAGTTTGTAGATACCTACTTATTAGCTACCGATGCTAGAGCTTTAAGAAATTATATGAGAAAAATAACTCCAGACCTAAACTTAACTTTTACTTTTGTCGGTTCAGACGGCTACACACAGGAGGGTGTAGATCTACCAATAGAAGCTTCCTTTTTTTATCCTTCCACAGGAGTATAGATCCGCTCTCTTTACCCAAATACATGAGATAGTATTCTACGGAAAAGGAGGTTATAATTGGGAGACTGTATATAATATGCCTATTTGGCTACGTAATTTCACTTATAAAACTATGAATGATTTTTACGAAAAACAGCAAGAAGCAAACGATCAAGCTAGTAACAAAGGAAAATTAGTTACAGCTAATAAACCTCTAGCAAAACCAGGAATTCCAAACTCAACTAAAGCAATACCTACATATACGAGCAAAGTGTCTAAAAAATAGGCACTTTCTCTATTTATATACATGGACTTACTACGTAAATTTTACATGGCTACTTCAACTGGTGGTGGCGGAAATACTTCTGACGAAGCTGGAAAGACTAATGAAAAATTTGAACAGTTAAAAGAAACAGTAGAAATACTAAAAGATTCTTTTGAGAGTATAGGCAGACTTCTTAAAGACGAAATTAACGATAACCTATCGGATGCTGCTAGACAGACTAGAGATTGGGGAAAATCAGTTGCTTCTGGTATTAATAAAGATCTTCAGAGCATGGCTAAATCTAGCCAAGATATCTTAAAAACACAGATAGCTATAGCAGACGGGTCTATTAAGGAAAGAGATATAACTAAGCAAAAAAACGAATTTTTAAAGAGAACTGCACAAGCAGAGATAGATATTAAAAATGCTCGAAAGAACCAATTAATCTCTGCAAGCACTTTCCTTAAGATGACAAGAGAGCTTAAAGAAAAGCAGAAAGAACAATTAGCAGTATATGCACAGCAAGAGATGTACGCAAGAAAGATCGAATCTTCTATGGGTAATCTCGGTAAAATCTTTAAAGGTCTTGCACAAGTACCTATTGTAGGACAACTTGTCAATGCAGAAAAGATTCTTGAAAAAATGCAAAAAGCAGCCGGTGAAGGGAAAGGGCAGCTTGGAGTAATGGGCGCTGGAATAAAAGAAACTTTTAAAACAGCAGGCGATAGCTTAACAGACCTTACAACAGTCCTCCCTGGTATAGTGACTGGATTTATTGCTCTTGCTAAATTAGCTGCCGACTTTGAATCTAAACAGTTTGAAACAGCTAAAAATTTAGGAGTTAGTGTAGCTAGAGGAAAAGAATTAAGGACTGGTTTCATAGAGCTTGCAAAAGCTAACTTACAATTAGGTGTAACTGCCGATCAATTAGAAAAATCATACGAAGGTGTACAGAATCAGTTAGGGTTTATTGTTAAACAAAGTCAAGAGTTTAACTTAAGTACCGCTCTAATTGAAAGACGTACTGGCGCTTCTGCTGAAAGTATGGCATTACTACAGTTTGCTGCTAAAAAATCAGGAGATACTCTAATGGGAACTTATAAAACCATCTCAGGTATTACTAAAGAAACTGGTGCAAGAGTTAAATTAGAATTATCAGAAAAGCAGGTACTAGAAGAAGTCGGCAAAGTATCTGCAACCGTATATCAAAATTTTAGAGGTAATTATAAAGAGTTAACAGGAGCAGTAATACAAGCCAAAGCATTAGGTACTACTCTTGATAAAATTAATGCAACTCAAGATCAGTTTTTAGATTTTGAAACTAGTATACAAAAGCAATTTGAAGCCGAAGTACTAACAGGCGAAAATTTAGAGTTATCTAAAGCAAGACAGCTTGCCCTTTCTCATGATACTAAAGGGCTAATGGTAGAGCTTAATAGACTTATCGGCGATAATGCAAAATGGAATCAATTAGATTCTATCTCACAGAGAGCTAAAGCGGAAGCCATAGGTATGAGTAGAGATTCAATTGCAGAAATGTTCAGAGATCAAGAAAAAGCAAAAGTACTAGGTGAAGCTGCAGGCGCTGATTTACGTACTCAGTATGATATACTAGTTGCACAACACAAAACAAGACAGCAAATAGTAGCTACATTAGGAGAAGAAGCAGTAAATAGTGCACAACAAGCCTCAGTATCAGAAAAACTTGCTGCTACAATGGATGCTATTAAAAATTCTATTGCACAAATGGCAACTGTACTGCTTCCAATGATTACTAAAGTCGCTGATTGGTTAGCTAACATGAAAAATCTTAAAACAGTATTTGCAGGCATTGTCGGTCTATTAGCAGCAGCAGCATCATATAGCTTTGCTATAAAAACAGCAAACGCTATAAACTTAGCAATGAGTAGGCAAGAGCTTAGTACAATGGCCTCTCGTTTAGCAGGGGAAACAGCTATAGCGACAACAAAAGCTGCTGGTGCAGCAAGTTCTGTAACAGCAGGATCAGCCTATTTAGGGCCAGGCGCTATAGCAGTAGGTGCAGCAGCATTCGCAACGTTAATGGGGTACTTAGCCTATAATTCATCAATGAGCGGAATGGATAGTTTAGGAGCTCCAGGGGATACCGGTGCTAGCGGAGCAGGAGGAGGAGGCGAAACAACTGCAATGCCTAGCAGTACTACCTCAATACCTAGCACTGGTATGAGCGCTGCATCAACTCCAGCTTCTTCAACTGCAAGTAGTTCAACCTCTTATACACCTTCAGGAACAAATGTAACTTCTGGAAACGGTAAAAGTACAGGAGATGTTTATATAGATGGAGCTAAAATAGGTCAAATTATCTTTAAAAATGCTAATCAACAGCAATTAAACGTAGTCTAAAATGTCAGTATTAGGTCAAATAAAGAATTCGCAGTTAAGTAAGCAAGGTAAAACTAACCTTACAGGACAGTTCGAAGGAACTCCTCAAAACGTAGCGACAGTATTAAGAGGCTCTTCCGTTCTTTTAGCTTCCTCTGTAATCCCTGTAAGTCAGAATCCACTAGACGTTACTTATGGCGCAAAACCACAACCAACATATTTAGATTTCTTAAAAGCCTCTAATAAATCATAAGATGCCGTTAATTAACTTCAAGACAAACCTTACTAGCTTACGATTTGGCATGGATCAGCCTGGAGGCGGAGATAGCGGTCAACCATTTATTCAAGCTCCTATTGAGACTGTTAATACCCCTACGGATTTTAAAGACTTTTATGAGCTTAATAGAACTAGCTTAGATTACCCAGTAAGAGGGGGAGCGATAAGCTCTCTAGTAAATGGAACATATACTACTAAGGCAGCAGTAATAGATACTGAACGTATAAAGAGGTTTTTTAAATCTGCACCACAAGGTACTGCTTTTATACAAAAACAAAAAGGATTACAGTTAACTAATCCTAAAACTCAAGTACCTAATTCATTACAGTTTGTAGGATTATCCTTAGGCAATGCAGTTATACCCGTTACACAAGTATACAATCCCGCAAATACTATTGCACAGGTAGGTGTTCAAGGTACTGGAACTCACTTTAATAGACACGGTAATAGCCCTAGTGTATATGAATCTGTACGACAAACTTATCAATACATTGTAGGTGCACCTCAAAACAATACAACAGCCACTAATAGACTTTCTATTTTACGTGCTTTAAAGTTAATAAGCAATAAAAACTTTCTTGTAAGCTCAGATACAACTTATGCTATAGGAATTGACCCTCTTCTAGTAGATAGATTAGGTATTTCATCTATACAAAATCAATTATTCAATTATCCAGGAGGTCCAGGCTCTACTTACGGAGATGGCTTTACAAGAATTTTTAGATATACAGATACCGATGCTGCAAAAATAGAATACACTAATGGATTTACTGTAGCAGGAATTCAACGCCCTTACTCTGCTATAGCATTTACATATCAACAGCTTGCTGCACAAGATACTCGTACAACTAATCCTGGATCACCAACTCAGGCTAAGATTCAAGACTTTAGAAAGCAAACAAACGACGGACAAACACCAGTTATTCCGTACAATGCGGATAACTACGGAGCTAAAACCGATATAGTTACAAGGTTAAATATTGGTAATCCAGGCGCACCTAGAGCTAGAGTTAACTATACTGATACTACTAATAATACCGGTGTAGATAAGTTAAATGCTTTAGCACCTTTTTACTTTAATACAAGCAATCAAAAGCCTTGGGATCTAGAAGACGATAAGGGAAATCTTTTAGCTACAAACGATATTATAAAATTTGCTTTTGAGTGTATAGATAACGATGATCCTGACGGGTCAACTGCTGCAGCTTTAGTTTTCAGAGCTTTTCTAGATGGCCAAATTAGTGATAGTAATCAAGCTAGTTATAATACGTTTAAGTATGTGGGTAGAGGTGAGACTTTTAGAACTTACCAAGGATTTGATAGAAGTATTGGCTTTAGCTTTAAAATGTTTGCGCAAAGTAGACAAGAACTTAAACCAATGTATCAAAAGCTAAATCATCTCGTATCACAAGTGTATCCTGACTATTCTGCAACTTATAATTTAATGCGCGGAAGTGTTGTTAAATTGACAATTGGTGATTATCTTTATAGAGTACCGGGTTTTTTAGAGAGTGTAAACGTGACTATTGATAATGGTAACACGCCTTGGGAAATTCAATTAAACGAATTTATAAACTCAGGAGATCCTGCTACTACTGCTCAAGCCTTTCGAACTGAAGCAACAACAGGTATTAAGCAAGGAGAAGATGACGTAAGACAATTACCTCATATGGTTTCAGTACAATGTAGCTTTAAACCTATTATGGATATATTACCGCGAAGAGTAACTCTAAATAACAACTTTGTACCGTTGCTTGCAAATAACGGAGATTTCTTACAATCAACCGCAGTAGTAGCTCAAGGTGTTATTAACCAAGCAAGTCAAACACAGTAATAATGCAATCAAGATATAAAAATATACCTGTCACAAGACTAAATTTAACCGGAAGTACTTACTACGAGACTAACATCTACCCAGAAGTACAGCCAACTAATTCTGATTATTATGTTATTACAACAGTTAATGATCGATTAGATTTAATCGCACAAGACTTCTATCAGGATTCAAGTCTGTGGTGGGTTATTGCATCAGCAAACGCTTTACCCGGGGATTCAATATACCCTCCTATTGGTATTCAATTAAGAATTCCAATCAACCTTAAAATAATACTAAACAATTATAATTCTGTAAATAATGGATTCTAATATAAAATTATCCAATGTTCTCGGCGCTCCTTTTCGAAGCTATGTCTTATCTCAGTTTGATATAAGAGCTAATCGTAACAGTACTGGCGGAACAGCAGAAAATAAAAGGGGTCTTGAAGAGGTTTTATTTTTAGCCAATAAAACAGCATGGGTACGTCTTGCATCCTCTGTTAATGTAATTGGTAGAACTTTAGAAAAAATTAATGAGAATGAAAAAGCAGCTAAGCCATACGACGTTACAACTAAGCAAATATATAATGCTCTAGGAACAGGACTACTTGATAAAGAAGATAGTTTAGCACAGGATTGGATACTTGAAGCAGGCACTTCTGTACAAGTTGGGGACGGGATTAACTTAAGAGAAGGAATAAGTGCAGATAATAGAGCAAATCTTACAGGTGTTACATTAGGTGCTTACGGTCTCGGAGGTACGACAGAACTAGGATTTGTTCCAATGCCTGGTCTAACTTCTGTAACAATAGAAACTTTAGGACGTTTAGGTTCATTAAGACAAGCTACCGTTAATTTTAGAGTTAACAATTTAAACCAGCTTAATGTTATTGAAGCTCTTTATTTTAGGTTAGGTTATTCTATGATACTCGAATGGGGACATACACAGTACTACCTTAATGACGGTACCTTTCAAACAGATAATATATACGGAATTGAAGGGCTTTTTAATGATAATTTAAGAAAAGAAGATATAATAACTAAAATTAATACCAAGACGAGAGAGACAGACGGAAATTACGGAGGAATGTACGGTATAGTAACCGGATTTAACTTTAATGCCACTCAAGATGGAGGCTACGACTGTACTGTAAAGTTGATAGGTCATGGTGCTATAATGGATTCAACGAAAGCAAATCAATCCTATACTTTACCAGCTGGACAGATTGAAGAATATGAAAGACTTCAAGAGTATATCTTAAAACAGATAGCTATACAGAAAAAAATTAACGAAGATCTTGCAGCTCAATTAGCTGCCGGATCTGCAAATGCACAAGTAAAACCTGCAGAGCCTCCAGAAGCTGCATCAACATCTCTTACCGAGCTTTATAAGCTTATACATAAGTACATACATAAGGAGAGTACATATACCTATACAAAGTTTTTAATTGAATACGGATTTCCAATACCTACTGTAGAGGCCTTAGAAGCTAAAGCATTTGGAAGTATAGACGGACCTCTTTCTGGCACCGAATGGGTCGTCTTTATCCCAGATAGTGCGTTTAATGTATTTACAGATCCAGCCGTAAAAGCAGGATATATTAAAAAGTTCGCAGGCTTTTATATAAGACACCTTACTGAATTTTTAAGAGTACAAACTTCAGACACCTTAGGTGCAAGCTTAGATCTTACTGTACTTAATAGACTACTAAAAGAAGCAACATTTGGATATGACGATGGAACAGGTAAAGAGACTGACGCATTAGATTTATTTTTTGATTTAAAAGGTTCATATTTAAATAAAGCGATAGGAGCTATAGCTACTTACCAACTCGGTCCAAAGGGTAGAGAAGTACCTATTCCTGGTAAGATAGAAGGAACTACAGGCTACGAGGGTTGGCCAGACTTAGTTAGTACAACGTACGGAACTCGATACGACAAACCGTTTTATCAGGAAGATAACCCGAATTCCACAGTAGAGCAGTATATTGTAGGATATGTTGACCTAAAGATAACAGTAAACGTGCCTGCAGAATGGGTTAACTATTCACCTACCGCAAATCAAGTAACTACTGCAATAGATCAATGGCTTGGAGGAGCCAATTCAGTGATTTATCCTGCGATAAGTCTAAAACATAATGGCAATAAAAAAGCCAATAGTGTCGCCCCTATTTTAGATAATGACTTTACAATTACTGCAACCTGGACCGGTATCAAAGTACCTAACGTTGCGTATAACGGCCCAAAAGAGCAAGCAGATGTTACTGCCGATTTTAAAGGAAAGGAATACCCAGCAATTACCCGCGCTAATAATGTAGCTCCATCAGTACCCGTTACACTAACTATAACTACTAATAACCTTACTCCTTTTTACGATTTTAAAGTAAACGGTAAGAAGTATGACGCAACCGGTAATAGAGCTACTTCAGCAAATACCGGAACTGCAGACACTACTATAACACAGGCGGATATAGCTCAAACAAAATCTCCTGAAGGATTTAGTTCCGCTTTACAAGCCATGCTTACAATCGTACAAGCACAAGCACAAGCAGCAGCATTAAAGAAGACAGGAGTCTATGTACATGATATCTTAGAAACTACAAGAAAGTTTTATACAGATGGAGCTCTAAATAATGTCTTTGATGCAACAGGTAAAACAACTAACCCAGACTTTACAATAGTTAAAGGTGAAAATTTTACAGAATTTAAGTTATTAAATTATGCAATAAAAGGCTTTAGTAGTGCTATAATAGGGGATAGCTCAGTAGAGACGTATAAGAAAGTTGATGCTGTAGATTTTAAAGCCCTTTGCAAAGCTTATGTTATAAAATACAAACAGGGCGGAGTAGAAGGTGTTGTAAATGATGTTAGATCTCCAACATACATAACTCTCGGATACTTACTTGCGTTTTTAAATAATATGTGTTTAATTTACGATTCTAACCAATCTCGTAAAACAGGTGCACCAGCTGTAAGTACAAACCCAATAGGCACTAAAAAGCATCCTTTTATTTACATTGATTTTAATCCAACAACTAATTTTTGCTTTACTATACCTCAACAGTTTTCTATAGATCCTACTATATGTATGATCCCTATGCAAAAAGGTCAAAAATACTATAGAAAACTTTTTACTACTGATGAGATTATAAAAAAACTTTCCCCACCGCTTTTTAATACAGAGACAAATAACGTAGTAACACAAGACCTTGAAAAAGGAGGAGCAAGTTTTACGACAAATGATGGAACAGATTCTGCTAAATATAAAGGCAATCTAATGAGTATACTTGTAAATACACAGTACCTATTAGATCTATGCCTTAATATGTCAAGAAACGATCCTGAACATGCAGTCAACCTTAAGCCTTTTTTAGATCAAATTCTAATAGATATTAATAAGTGTTTAGGAGGAGTAAACTCTTTTAGAGTTAGTTATCTAGATGAATCTAATACGATACAAATAGTAGATGACCAATGGGTACCTTTAAAAGATACAGTATTAAGTCAGACAGAACAAGGTGCAAAAAATGCTACTACTCCCGTAACTTCCGGACAATTACCTTTAGACGGATCTATTATTGCATCTCCAGAAGCACCAGGATCAATATCAATAGTAGGAACAAAGAGTATAACGAGAGAATTTCGCCTTAATACTGTAATTTCTTCTAAATTAGCAAGTAAAATTGCAATATCTGCACAAGCAGAAACAGGATCAGTAAACTCTAAAGACCATTCTCCGTATAGCCACTTAAATACGTTTTATGAAGATAGGTATTCCCGATCAAAAGAAGATCCTACTATAGGAAATAATGCTACTGTAGTAAACAAAAGCGGAGCTACTTCTGACCAGGAAGCAGCAGATTTATTTAATAGTCACGTACAATGTTTATATGGTAAATTTGAAGGGTATAACCCTAAAAATATCGAAGCCGCTAAGAACTACTACCTTGAAAGAATGTCTAAAGCAAAATCATCAAATCCCCTAACTAGTGCCTCTCCGTACATACCTCTTGAGTTAGAGTTGACAGTAGACGGTATAAGCGGTATAATGATGATGAATGGTTTTACTGTTCCAAATGATAGGTTGCCTTATACCTACCAAGGAGAAGGCGGTAAGACTAAAATTGCCTTTATTGTAACTGGGTTAGTACATACTATTCAAAATAATGAATGGCTAACTAAGATAAAAGGACAGATGATAAAATTAAAAACACCAGTACTAATAGAAACACCTGGAAAAAGATCAGATGCCTTACAAATATCTTTAGCTTCTATAACTACACTAAGCGATGAATTTAACAGCAAGTACCCGTGGAGTGCTGGCTTTATTAGTTATGTAATGAAACAGGCAGGAGTAAGTAATTTTCCTTATAATTCGTATCATAGTGAATATGCGCAAGCTCTAAGAAGTAAACCTAACGGCTGGCAGGTCTTAGATCCAGGTAAGACCAAAATTCAAGCAGGAGATCTAGTAGTAGCAAATAGAAATGGAAATACTCTGACTTTTACGACCAGAACTTGGTCGGGAGCAGGTCATGGAGATATTATAACTGCTGTAAACGGTAACGTAGCTACAGGAATTGGAGGTAATGTGGGTAATACTGTAGGGAAAAAGAGTCTTGCATTAAGTGGAGGGCAGTTAGGAAAAACTGATTACTTTGTAGTACTTAGACCTCCTCAAGGTGATACAACTAGCATAGTAAATAAAGCATTAGCAGAGTATGATTTATGGCATACAAATAAATGGAAGGAGACATCGCCAGATGCTTTACCTTATTTAAGAGAATATTATAAAATAATAGGTATAACTATATAGAGTATGTCGTTAAAGTATTATCCATTGAGTAGAGTAGAGACAAACAAGTATACTAGAGGTAATGAATTTGTATTACCTGACGGAACTACCTATGCCGGGAGATATTATGCAACTTACAATAACAAATTTTTTACAGGTATAACTCCAGCCTTAGGAACAAATATAGAATTAATTCCGATAAGCCTTTTTAGGGCACGTAATAAGACTAATACTGTTCTTACCAATCCTATTAATAATATAACTGTAATACCTAGTTCTTCTGCTGCTTATGATCAAGCAAATAGACAACTTGCCGGTAGTTTAATAGAATTAAACCCTTACATACCTATACCAATAGATGGTGATTACGCAAGAGGTTATTTTACAAGGTACTTTGCTAAAAAAGTATCTGGAACAGGGTTTATTATGGAGATTTCAGAGCAAGACTGGGCTCAAGTAGGAAATGGAAATGTTGATAAGGGACTACTATCGTACGAAACTGCAGATATGCTTTGGCAATTAACAGGACCAACGTACGATACAAGAAAATCTCAGTATCAAATTATAGGAGGGGTTTACACTACTAATAAACGTGTAACAGAAGCAAAACAAAAAAGCTTTAGAGGTATTGTAGAGTATATTGGAGGGGATTATACTAAATTTGCAAAAATAACTGAAGTATCAGTTGCTACTTCGGGAAGTATGTAGTATATTTACTGTAAATAAAAGTTATGTATTTCATTGTTGAGACCGAAGAACAGCTTTCACAGCTGCCTAGACCTGAAAAATGCTTTGTTGAGTTAATGGCTCTTTCTGAACATACTCATCCAGCTTTAACTACACCGTGCGTCTTATACTATAATGATTTTAAGAAAGGATATATTATTCCAATTAACCATTCAGAAGCCTTTTCCCTCTCTATCGATCAAATTCAGACCTTTTTAAAAGGTATCCCTAAAATATACTTATTAGATAAAAAATGGCATTCTTATTTTTTAAATCTAACTAACGGAATTGATTTATTCTTTACTGTACTTGATATAGAAGGTAAAATTCCAGACGTACAATGCTATACACCTGTACATTTAGACTACTACGAGAAGTTTAAATATTCCTCACAGGTAAATACCTTTATTCCGATCTCAAAGCATTACGAAAGATGTGAATGTATGTTTGAAATGGTTAAAGACTATGCAGGAAGAGAGTCAAATGCTGAATGGCAGAACAAATACACTGAAGTGTATAAATGGGTAGAAGAGCAGGGAATCTTAGTAGATGAAAAGCTCTTTGATAAGTACTTTGAAACTCCTTGGAAAGGGAGATCTTTAAGGGATAGTAGGGTTTATTCGAGTTATAACCTGTATAATATTACTTCACGTCCTACTAACGCATTTAATAGTATAAACTTCCTTGCTTTTAATAAAGAAAATGGCTCTAGAACGGCTTTTATACCGGAAAACGATGCTTTTGTAGAGTTTGATTTTGACGGATATCATTTAAGGTTGATTGCCAATAAAATGGGAACTGAAATACCGCAAAATGAGTCAATTCACGAGTATTTAGGTAAGCAGTACTTTGAAAAAGACGAATTAACGTCTGAAGAATATCAAGAAGCTAAGAAAATTACGTTCAGACAGATGTATAACGGAGTAGAGGATGAGTATAAGCACATTGAATTCTTTAAAGACGTAGCAATCGCAGTAGATGCCATGTGGACTACCTATAAAGGAAGCGGTTTTTTGGAATTACCGAATAAAAGAAGACTTACACTAGAGAATGCTAATCCTCAAAAGCTATTTAACTACTATATTCAATGTTTAGAGACAGTAAACAACGTTAAAAAACTAGATAAGCTAAAAAGCTATCTTCAAGATAAACAAAGCAAAGTGCTTTTAGTTGTATACGATTCGATATTAATTGATTATGCAGCATCAGACGGAAAAGGTACCCTATCTCATATTAAAGATATCCTAGAAGCGGATAGATTTAAGGTAAAGGCTAAAAAAAGCAATAACTATAACTTTTAACACTAAGAACGAACTATTTATTATGGAATTTATACAGTTAACACAAGATCAATTGAAGAATAAGTTATTTTGCACATTCTCTCCTAAAGACAAGCTAGAAGAGGTTTTAGATACGATTAAATCCGAATACGTAATCATGTACGGAAAGATATTTGTATTAGAATCTGAAGATTCTGATGAATTTTTGTGCACTTACAATATTGAAGTTCAAAGTACTAATACAAGAGTACTTCCAAATACAATACTTTTACATAGAAAGAAGGAAACTAATACGTTATACACGATTAACAGTTTAAACCTTCTAATTAAATCCCTAAACGAGGGAATCTTAGACACGTCCTTTAGAGTAGAGTGGCAGAATTACAGAAATACTGTACTTCTAACTCAAGGCGACGACTTAAGAAAACTTTCTACAAAAATCCACAAAATAGTTAACTTATAAGTTGCTAGTTCGGATTTTTTTACTTACATTTCCTTATAAAGTAAATTTTAAACTAAAACAATAAGTTATGGCAATGGACCTATCTGCGATTAAGTCGAAACTTAACTCGTTACAGAACCAAAAGTCAGGCGGTCAAAAAAGAGACATGTCCTTGATCTTATGGAAACCTACTGTGGGTAAACACAGCGTTCGTATCGTTCCTGCAACATGGGACAGATCAAATCCTTTTAAGGAAGTATTAGTACATTACGGTATTGGTAACCGTACTATGATTTCATTAGTTAACTTCGGTGAAAAAGATCCAATTGTTGAATTTGCTAAGCAATTAGCTACAGCAGGAGATAAAGAGAACTGGGTTATGTCTAAGAAATTAGAACCTAAGATGCGTGTATTCGCTCCTGTCATCGTTAGAGGTGAAGAAGAGAAGGGCGTACGCTTATGGGAGTTCGGTAAGCAAATTTATGCTGAATTATTATCATTAGCTGACGATCCTGATGTAGGAGATTACACAGACGTAATTGAGGGTCGTGATATTACGATCGAAACTACCGATGCAGCTGCTAACGGTACTGGTTATAACCAATCTAAAGTACGTGTTCGTACTAAAACTACTCCTTTATCAGAAGAAGCAGCAGAAGTAGAAAAGTGGTTAAATACTCAACCAGAGGTATTCACTATCTTTAAGAAATATTCTTATGATGAGATGAAAGAATCTTTGTTAAGTTGGCTACACCCTGAAGCTGCTACTGATGAACCAGCAACTCCAGCTGCACCTACTGCACCCGTAGTAGAAGCACCAGCTCCTGCTAATAAACCAGCATCGTTTGCTTTAAACGCTAAACCTAAAGCAAGCATTGACGACGAGTTCGACGAATTATTTAAATAAACAATTACATGGTAAAAGGAACTAAAGCTTCTCTTAATGAGAGTATAGCTGGTGCCCTAAAGGGTACCTTTAATCTAGATAGCTTTAAAGAAGCAAAGAACTTATCTAGTACATCGATTAAGATGAAAGAACAAAAATGGATACCTTTATCAAAAGCATTTCAAGACTGTTTATCTATACCTGGCATCCCACAAGGCCATATTACACTACTCCGCGGTCACTCTGACACCGGTAAAACAACAGCTCTCTTAGAAGCAGCAGTAAGCGCCCAGAAAATGGGCGTCTTACCTGTTTTTATTGTTACCGAGATGAAGTGGAATTGGGAGCATGCTAGGTTAATGGGATTAGAGTATGAAGAAGTAGCTGATGACAATGGAGTAGTAAAGGATTATAAAGGATTTTTCTTGTATATTGATAGAGAAAGATTAAATACTATTGAAGACGTAGGTGCATTTATTGCAGATTTACTTGACGAACAGAAGAACGGTAAATTACCTTATGATTTATTATTTTTATGGGATTCAGTAGGCAGTATACCTTGTGAAATGTCTGTAAACTCTAATAAGAATAATAACGAATGGAATGCAGGCGCTATGTCTAAGACATTCGGTAACTTTATTAACCAAAAAATCGTATTATCACGTAAAGAAAGTCAACCTTATACCAACTCAATGCTAGCAGTAAATAAAATCTGGGTAGCTAAAGCAGAAAACATCATGGCACAGCCTAAGATGAAAAATAAAGGCGGGGATACGATGTATTTTGATTCTTCATTAATTGTTACTTTCGGTAATGTTACTAGTTCTGGTACAAATAAGATTAAAGCAACCAAGAACGGTAAAGATGTAGAGTTTGCAAAGCGTACTAAAGTTAGTTGCGATAAAAACCACGTTAACGACGTAACATCTGCAGGTAGAGTTATTATGACTGCACATGGTTTTATTGATGATACTAAGCAAGCTATTGATGCCTATAAGAAACAGTACTCGAAAGGATGGTTAAAGACTTTAGGAGCTACCGACTTCGAGGTAGTAATAGAGACCGATGAGGATAGTAAAGATATTTTTGATGCTTCAGAAGAATAATATTATGAATACAGACTATAGAAAAATGTTTGCGGAAATGGAAAGTGAACCGGTAACAACCCTGCATAAAAATAGCAGGGTTCTTATTATAGACTCGTTAAATACGTTTTTACGTAGTTTTGTAGCAATACACCATATCAATCCAGCGGGTAATCACGTAGGAGGATTAGGAGGCTTCTTAAAATCAGTCGGTGCAGTTATAAAACAATTACAGCCTACTAGGGTTATTTTAGTTTTTGACGGCGTTGGCGGTTCAACAAATAAGAGGTACCTTTATCCAGAGTATAAAGCTAATAGACATATTACTAAGATCTCAAACTGGGATGCATTTGATAATCAGGAAGAAGAATCTGAGTCTATCACTAATCAAATTTTACGCTTAGTAGCTTACTTAAAGTGTTTACCTGTTGACTTAATTGCAATAGATAAAATTGAAGCAGACGACGTAATTGGATACCTTGCAACTAGGTTTCCTGAAAAAGTAACTATACTATCTACTGATCAAGATTACTTACAGCTCGTATCGGATAAAATTACAGTTTACTCACCAGTTAAGAAGATAATCTACGACCCGGCTAGAGTAGTAAAAGAGTACGGAATTACACCTCAAAACTTTTTAGTAGGTAAAGTTATACTAGGAGATAAAGGCGATAATGTACCCGGGGTAAAAGGTATTGGTGCAAAGACGTTAATAAAGCTTTTTCCTCAATTAAAAGAAAAAGAGAAGTTTAGATTATTAGTTTTATTAGAGTATGCAAAACAAAATATAACAAAAAGTAAACATTACGGTGATATACTTAACTATAGCTATCAATTGGACATAAACAGGAAGTTAATGGATTTACATAATCCAAATATACCTCAAGAAGATAAAGCTGTAGTAGATCACTTACTAAATAACCCGAATAACGGTTACGACCCTATTAAGTTTGTAAAGTTATACAACGAAGACTTATTAGGCAAGACTTTACTTAGCCCTCAAATATGGTTAGGTGAAACTTTTGCAAAATTAACGGGGTATGAGTTGAAAGATCAAGAATAGTTTACTATATTAAAGAATAAAGAGAATCAGTTATGGCAGTTTTAAATCAGTTGAATCAATACGGTGTAGGCTTTCAAGTAAAGGTGTTATCGAGCTTACTAAGACATAAAGAATTTTTACAGAACATACACGATATACTAGAGGAAGAGTATTTTGATAATCCGGCACATAAGTGGATTATAGAAGAGATTTTAAAATATCATTATAAGTACCATACTACACCTTCTCTTGATGCATTACAAGTAGAGGTTAAAAAAATTGATAACGAGGTATTAAAAGTATCTGTTATTGAGCAGTTAAAAGAAGCTTATAAAGCATCTAACGAAGACCAGGAGTATGTAGAGCAGGAGTTTGCTAATTTCTGTAAGAACCAACAGCTAAAGAAAGCTTTAATGTCTTCAGTTGATTTATTAGAAAAAGGACAGTACGATGATATTAGGTATTTAATTGATTCAGCATTAAAAGCTGGTATGGATAAGAACCTAGGTCACGAGTACGAGAAAGATACTGAAACTCGTTATAGAGCAGAAGATAGAAACCCTATACCAACGCCTTGGCCTCACGTTAATGAATTATTACAGGGAGGATTAGGAGCAGGAGATGTAGGAATTATTTTCGGTAACCCAGGCGGAGGTAAGAGCTGGATGCTAACTGCTCTAGGAGCTATGCCTGTATCGTTAGGTTATACTGTTGCTCACTATACCTTAGAATTATCAGAAGGGTATATGGGTAGGAGATATGATGCTACGTTTACAGGACTTAAAGTACAAGAGTTAGGTTTGCATAGAACAGAAGTAAATGAGATGATTGAGAAGCTTAAAGGAAAGTTAATTATCAAAGAATTCTCAATGGGTAAAGCATCTATATCTTCTATTGAATCTCATATTCAAAAGATGACTGACCTCGGTACTAGACCGGATTTAATTATTATTGACTACGTGGATTTATTAAAGTCTAAGCGTAAGTCTATTGACAGAAAGGATGAAATTGATGATATTTATATCTCCACAAAGGCTTTAGCAAGGGACTTAAAGTTGCCGATTTGGACTGTATCTCAAGTGAATAGAGCAGGTGCGAAAGATGATGTAATCGAAGGAGATAAGGCAGCTGGTTCTTATAACAAGGTTATGATTGCAGACTTTGCAATGTCTTTATCAAGAAAAAGGTTAGATAAGATGAATGGAACTGGAAGAGCACATATTATGAAGAATCGATATGGCGGCGATGGAATGACTTATCCAATGAAAATTAACACTGAAAACGGTAATATAGAAATTTTAGAAAGAGAGATGGAAGAAGGAGAATTTACTGTAGAAAATGGTAATCAAGGAACTAAGGCCCCGACTACTAATTTCAGTGCAGAAGAGAGGAATTATTTGCAGCAAAGATTCTTTGAATTAGGTAAATAATGCTATTTATTACTACAAAAGGTATCTAATATGAGTTTAACTGAATTATATAACGAAAAAAAGACAGCACTAGCGCCTCCTGTAGATCAAACTACTTATGAAGAGTTTGTATTTGAAATGGAGAAAAATGGCACTAACAATTTAGTAGATAGAAATATGGTAGATCCTACCTTTAGACCTCCTACTGCTGCTGATACATACCTTGAGACAGTCTTTCAAGACGGTCTAAACAAAAACCTGTAGATTCAACTAAATAAGTTATAGACTTAACGACGGTGTAAAACCCTCGAATGAAAAACGTATCTTTAATATTATAAAAAACGACGAAAAATGGACATTTCACAGAGCATTTTAAGTGACATTACGGTATATATGAAGTATGCCAAATTTAATCCCGAAGTACAGAGAAGGGAGACATGGAAAGAGTTAGTAGATAGAAACAAAGCAATGCACTTAAAGAAATTTCCGCAGTTACAGGAAGAAATTGAAGATGCTTATCAGTATGTTTACGATAGAAAAGCATTACCTTCAATGCGTTCAATGCAGTTTGCAGGTAAACCTATTGAAATTAGCCCTAACCGTATCTATAACTGTGCTTATCTTCCGATTGATGATTGGAGAGCCTTTGGAGAAACGATGTTCTTATTGCTAGGCGGTACTGGGGTAGGTTATTCAGTACAAAAGCATCACGTTGAGCAATTACCTGAAATCAGAAAACCAGATCCAAAGAAAACTAGACGTTTTTTAATTGGCGATTCTATTGAAGGATGGGCTGATGCAGTTAAGGTATTAGTTCGCTCTTATTTTGAAGGCGGATCAACTCCAGCATTTGACTTTTCAGATATTAGAGCCAAAGGAGCTGCTTTAATCACTACTGGCGGTAAAGCACCAGGACCTCAACCATTAAAAGAATGCTTAATTAAGATTCAAGGAATTTTAGATAGCAAAGAAAGTAACGATAAACTAACTTCTATTGAAGTACACGATATAGTATGTCATATTGCAGATGCAGTATTGACAGGCGGTATTAGAAGAGCAGCTTTAATCAGCCTCTTTAGTGCAGATGACGATAATATGATTTCAGCTAAGTCAGGTGCATGGTGGGAACTTAACCCACAGCGCGGAAGAGCTAACAACTCAGCAGTCTTATTAAGAAATAAGGTGACTGAGGAATTTTTCTTCGGCTTGTGGGACAAAATTAAGGCAAGCGGTGCTGGTGAACCTGGCATTTATTTAAGCAATGATAAAGATTGGGGAACTAATCCATGTTGCGAGATTGCTTTACGTCCATTCCAATTCTGTAACTTATGTGAAGTAAATGTTTCAGATGTTGTAGATCAAGCTGATTTAAATGCAAGAGTAAAAGCAGCAGCTTTTATCGGTACGTTACAAGCATCTTATACTAGCTTCCATTACTTACGTCCTATCTGGCAAAGAACAACCGAAAAAGACGCTTTAATAGGCGTAGGAATGACAGGTATTGGTTCTGGTAAAGTTCAACAGTTAGATCTTAAGCAAGCAACTAAGATTGTTAATGAAGAAAATGAGAGAGTAGCTAAGCTATTAGGAATTAATAAAGCAGCTAGAACTACTACAGTAAAGCCTTCAGGAACTTCTTCTTTAGCATTAGGAACATCATCTGGAATTCATGCATGGCATAATGATTTCTATATTAGAAGAATTAGAGTAGGTAAGAACGAATCTATATACACCTACCTAGCAATTAATCATCCAGAGCTTATCGAAGATGAATATTTTAGACCTCATGATACAGCAGTTATCTCTGTACCGCAAAAAGCTCCAGCAGGATCTATTTTAAGACACGAGTCTGCTTTAGATCTTCTTGAAAGAGTTAAGTCTGTATATCAAAACTGGGTTAAACCAGGTCATAGAACAGGTCAGAATACACATAATATTTCAGCTACAGTTTCTATTAAAGCAGATCAGTGGGAAGAGGTAGGAAAGTGGATGTGGGATAATAAAAAATTCTACAATGGCTTATCAGTACTACCTTACGACGGCGGAACTTATATTCAAGCACCTTTCGAAGACTGTACAGAAGAGAAGTACGACGAAATGATGAAGTCTTTACATAATATAGATTTATCTAAAGTTGTCGAATTTGCAGACAATACTAACTTAATGGGAGAAGCAGCTTGCGCTGGCGGTGCTTGTGAAGTTCAATAAGATGGAAAAAAAAGAATTCATACAAGGAATACATTATTATTTGGAAGGGGAAAGGGTCATTTTTACGGCCCTTTTCCATTCTCAAAGAGGACAGTGTTGTGGGAATGGATGTAGACATTGTCCATATAGAGATAAACATAAAAAAAGCTGTCAAGTACTTGCACAAGAATTTGGTTATCTGAGAGAAAATACTTAATTTTATAAAAAATACGTTATGAGCAAATTTCAATCAACAAAATTATACGACGGGTTTAGTACCGTATTCCGTCAATGGGCTGCTGAAGGTACGCATTGTAGATTTTTACATGGTTACGATATTGAATTTAGAATAACTTTTGAAGGAGAGTTAGATCATAGAAATTGGGTATGGGACTTTGGCGGTATGAAGAGAGCTAAAACTCAAATTGACGGTATGAACGCTAAGCAATGGATGGATTATATGTTCGATCATACTACGGTATTAGCACCAGATGATCCTGAATTGGAGATCTTTAAAGAGTTAGATAAGAGAGGAGTAGTACAGTTAAGAATCCTTGAAGGCCCTGTAGGTGCAGAGCAATTTGCAAAGTATATTTACGGTAAAATAAATACTTTTGTACAGGAAGAGACAAATAACCGCGTTAGAGTAGCACAAGTAGAATTCTTTGAGAATAAAAGAAACTCAGCAATTTATATAGGGTAATGGAAAAGAAATTTGAAAAAAAACAAGAGAAGTCTCGACGCAAGATGCTTATTGAAAAGTGGGAAGAAGAAAATCCTTATATTCCTACCGATGAAGAGATACAGGAGAATAATAGCTATTGGGATATAGACTACCTAGAAGAAGCTAATGCTAAGACTAATAAAGGTATTAAGTACTGGCAAGAAAGATATGCTAATGCATCTAGTAATATGGGAAAATGGTACTGTCAAATACGAATTGATAGGTTAAGAAATAAGCTACATCATTATGTAGATAAAAAATAATTTAATCACAATAAAACATGGAGGAAACTATGAAATGTTTAAAGAGTTCTAAGACCGGAGAAATTATCCGAATAACAAATGAAAAGGCTGATCAAGCTACTAGGGAGTGGAAGTTTATACCTAAATCTGAATGGAAGGCTCAATTTAAAAAAGTAGAAACCCCTAAAACAGTAACTAATGAGTAAGATAGATCCAAATAAGTTACTTATTACTAGTGACTTTTATACAGTTCAAGGCGAAGGCATAAGCAGCGGTATTCCTGCATACTTCGTTCGTTTAGGTATTTGTAACCTAACGTGCGGTATGTCTAGAGCATTTACAAATAATTTAATGAAAGAGCAATTACTAGAAGACGGTGAAATCTTCGAAGGCGATTTAGTTAAAGAAGGTAAAGCTACCTGGACTTGTGATTCTACATCTCAGTGGTTATGGAGAGGAGAAGATAAAGAGTTTCAATACTTACTTGATAGATTTAAAGAGGAAGGAGTATACGAGGATATTCTAGATGGTCGCGTACGTGTTATCTGGACCGGAGGTGAACCTACTATTGCAGGACATCAAGTAGCAATTAATAACTTTACTGAATATTGGATGGATATAGAAGGTTCTTTGCGTAATACCTACTATGAAATCGAAACTAACGGTACTAATTTTATCGAAGAAGAATTATTTCAGAGCTTAGATCAAATTAACTGTTCACCTAAGTTGGATAACTCGGGTATGACAGTAAAACAACGTATTGTTCCTAAAGCTATTAATCGTATTATGGAGCACGATAACTACCAATTTAAGTTTGTTATTAGTACTGAAGAGGATGTTAAAGAAATCTTTAGAGACTTTATTGAACCCTTTTATATTCCTTTAGAGAATGTAATCTGTATGCCAGGTTTAGATGATGCAGCTAACTTCGAAGAAAGAACTCGATTTGTAATGGAGATGGCTAAGAAATATAAATTTAGAGGATTAACTAGATTGCATATCGCAGCCTGGAATAAAACTTTAAATGTATAGTATGGAAGAAATAAATTTAGGTTCTGGTAATAATTTAATCATGACTACTTCTAAATTAGTAACGTGTCATGAAATACTAACACTAGTAGTTAACGGTAAGAGAAGTATTTCCTTAGATATTAAAGTACAAGCCGATTTTGATACAATACCCGAAGAGTATCATGAAATATTCTTAAACATGATGACATCTAAGTACTGTAAAGCAGTATCATTCGGCGATAACCCTTTTAGTAAATGTCAACCAGCTCCTAAAAAGCGTTGGTATCAATTTTGGAAATAATAAAACAACAGTATGACTCTAACAGAACTGAACGCAAGTAAGTTAATAGACAGTAATCACCATGTAGAATGGACCTCTGATAAAGAAACTGATCATAGCTATCTTAGCGGGTATTATGAGCGTGAATTCGAAAATAGAGATCGCGATATTAACCTATTAGAAATAGGAGTAGCTCAGGGAGATAGTCTTAGGCTATGGAGTGAATGGTTTACAGAAGGAAAAATTACCGGAATCGAATGTAATGACTCTTTGCCTAGATCACTATCAAATTACAGTAGAATAGAACTAATGATTGTAGACGGCTTCTCAGATGAAACCATTAATAGCTTTGAAGATAATTCTTTTGACTATATAATCGATGATGGACCTCATACTCTAGCCTCTATGGTTATAAGCGCTCAGAAATGGATCGATAAGGTAAAGCCTGGCGGAAAGTTAATTATAGAAGACGTACAGGAATTTTTATGGACCGAGTTAATAGACTCCTATGTAGATAAAACAAAGATTAAAAGCTATAGAGTTTTTGATTTAAGAGAAAATAAAGGTAGATTCGATGATATTATAATAGAAATAGAGAAAAAATAACCGTTATGAGCACACCTTACACTTGCCAGTTTTGTGGCAAACCAACTGACCAAGTTGAATTTGATTACTTAGCAGGAACCGACCACTTAGCATGTGTATTAGGTTTCGAATATGAACAACGAAAAGAATCAGATATAAATTTTCCTGATAGAAGATTATTAGCAGTAGAAGTCGATATGATTAAAAGTACATCTAACGATCAAGAATTAGGCGCTAAAATAAGAAAGTTATACTATGAAGTCTACAACAACAGCTAAAGAATACTACGAAGCATTAGGAGAGGTAGCCGGTACTTTATTTTACCTTAATCGTAAAGACGGATCGGCAGAAGAGTATATTCTAGAACCTTTAATAATTGATACTAAGAATAGAGACCTCACTATTAAAGCATTACAGAGAGTAATGGATAATACTAACTTTATAGCATTTCCAGGAACATTAGAGTTTAACGAATTTATGAATGAAGTTGTTGAAACGAACAAAAAATAATACCTTTAATTAATGACAGTTACATTTACACCAGAACATTTATACATTGGTATTATATTAATACTTGTAGGATTACAGATATACCAACTAAGACTCATTAATAAGTTAGAGAAAGAGTGTGATGATATTTGGGCACAGTTAGGAACCCTAGTTGGTAACATTACTAGTCAAATACTCTCTCTACAGAAGGACCTTAACGGTAAAGAAGATAAAAAATAATTCGGTTATAGAGCTAATCGACGTACAAAATAATACGCTCTAAATTTTAAATTTTAAACAAAATGGCAAAACAAGCAGTTTTATCATTATCAGGCGGGATGGATTCTTCATCTCTTTTATTACACTTATTAGCTAACGGCTACGAAGTAACAGCATTAGGCTTTGATTATGGTCAAAAGCATAAAGTAGAGCTTGAAAGAGCTAAATCTTTAGTAGAGTACTTAAGCTCTAAAAATCAAAAAGTAAAGTACCAGGTTATTAAATTAGATGGATTACAACAGTTATTGAACTCAGCTTTAGTAACAGGCGGTGCAGATGTACCAGAAGGACATTACGAACAGGATAATATGAAAGCAACTGTTGTACCCAATCGTAATAAGATATTTAGCTCTTTGATTCAAGCAGCTGCTCTATCAATTGCAACTAAACCTATTACGGATGATTGTTCTATTGGCCAAGAAGTAGCTATTGCAATGGGTATTCACGCAGGAGATCATGCAATTTACCCTGACTGCCGTCAGGAATTTAGAGATGCAGATATGGAAGCATTTAAAGCTGGTAATTGGGATGCTGATTTAATATCAGTTTATACCCCCTACTTAGATGTAACTAAATTTGAAATTCTAGAAGATGGTTTAAGATCGTGTGAAGCATTAGGTTTAGATTTTAATGAAGTATATAAGCGTACGAATACTTCTTATAAGCCGATCTTTATTAGACATTCATGGTCCGATACTCAAGGTATCTGGTATTCTGATTATAAGTCAGCAGCATCAGTAGAACGTATCGAAGCGTTTATTAAGCTAGGTCGTCCTGATCCGGTAGAGTATGCAGACGAAATGGGACCTGTTAGCTGGCAGTTTGCAAAAACGCAAGTAGAAAAAGTTTTATCAGAATATAAAAAATAAATTATGCCTTTAATTTCACACGAAATACCAAAAGCGTTATTTGATCGTCATGATGAGGTAAGTGATTACCCTTATGTACTAGGTCATTTACTAAGCTTAGATACAGAATATGCTGATTTTTATAAGAAGAAGCTACAAACAGCAGAATACTCTATATTAGACAATTCAGCATTTGAATTAGGTAGATCCATACCGATGGAGGAGTTATACGAGTTAGGTAAAGAGTATCTTCCTACCCATCTTGTACTTCCTGATGTAGTTAATGATTATGATCAAACTTTACTTAATGCAAAAGAGTATTTAGGTAGTTACAGAGTAGAAGGACAGAAATATATTGGCGTATGTCAAGGAGATACCTTTGAGCAAATTGCAGAGTGTATCGACTACTACCTAAAAGAGAGAGTAGATATTATCGCATTACCTTTTGACCTAGTTAAAGACTCAGATTATGTAACAGTAAGAACTAGATTTTTAAACTGGTGGTATGCAAATAGATTCAACATGGGAATCGGATTACCTAAATTTCACTTACTAGGATGTCAAAATCCAGTAGAGTTTATCCTAATTAACTATCTAAATACTGTACTAAGAGGACTTATCTACTCGCTAGATACTAGCTCACCTGTTATTAACGGATGGGTAGGAAACGAATTAGGACCTCATGGTTTAAATGTACCTAAACCAAAAGCAAAACTTGCTGATAACTTAGATATTAAGTTGTCAGAAGAACAAATAAACCTTATCTTTAAAAATATAAAAACATTCCGTAATTATGTCAGCAAGTAATATGTCAGAAGTAGCTGCTAAAACCTTAGGGTCAGCTAACTCATATGCAGTCTATACAGACACCTTTGATCCAAGTCAATTAAACCCTATGCCAAGAGCATTAGCTCGTGGAGACTGGGGTATTAAAGGAGATGAATTTGTAGGTTACGATACGTGGCATTGTCATGAATCAACCTTCTTGTTAAATAACGGCCTACCTATTGCAGGTACGTTAAAAATAGTATGTCCTGCTGATTCAGAATTTATGGTAGAATCAAAATCGTTTAAGTTATACCTTAATACATTCGATATGTGTAAGATGGGCGATACGATTGTTGAAGCTGTTGAGAATTATGAGAATCAAGTAAAGAAAGATATCAGTGCATGCATTGGTAAAGAAGTAAGAGTATCATTCTTTAGAGAAGGAGAGCAATTAATGTTCGAAGGCGATCCAGGAGAAGGCTACTACGATTTATTTCGTATGGTAGGTAATAAGAAATTAGAAGAGATGGAAATTACCGATTACTCCGGTAAAGAAAATCACTTTACTATTATACCTGCTGAAACGTCTGACGATATCTCTGTAATGACTGGTATCTTGAGATCAAGATGTAGACATACAAAGCAGAAAGATACAGGTGCTGCTTATTTCCATATTACTACTAGGAAAGGACGTGTAGATTTACAAGGTCTTTTGAAAGAGGTAATTGCATTACGTGAAGTAAACGAATTTCATGAATTCTGTAGCGAGAAGTTATTTACAGCTATTACAAAGCATCCTGACGTTAAAGATTGTGTAGTAATGTTGTTGTATGCAAGACGAGGTTCATTAGATATCAATCCTGTTCGTGCAACTAGAGAAGAATTAATTCCTCGTGCATTAATTGATACAGGCTACTATACTAAAAAAGCAATGGGACAATAATGAAAGTGTTAAGCAATTGGGGAGTACTAGTATCTCAGACAGGTTCTGAAGTAATAGCTATTAGTGAAATGCTTGGGATTCTCCCTAGTTTACTTGTAACTAATAGAGTTACTAACATTTCTGAAAAGAACATGAGAATCTTTGGGAAAAATAATGTAGAGATAGTAGTACTTCCTAATAAGCCTACTGTAGATCAATACTTAAGATCAGGAATACTAGAAAAAGAACTAGTTACGTTACACGGATTCTTACGAATTATTCCAGAAGACGTATTTATTCAATTTAAAGGCCAAATGTTTAATGGTCATCCAGCTCTAATTACTGTATATCCAGAATTGAAAGGCTTTAATAAGCAAGAGGATATTGCTGGAAATCAAGAGAAGTATCCGTACTGTGGATCAGTAGTTCATAAAGTAATTCCGGAATTAGATGCCGGTGAGATTGTATCCGCTTATCAGGTTATGAACAGAGCAAATACTATAGATGAAGCTTATGCCATACTTCGAGAGACTTCTCTAAGTTCTTGGGTACATTTCTTTACTAATATTTGGAAGTTTGATAAAAAGTAGCTATTTTTACTAAAAGACATTTATGAAGATATTAATAGGATCGCATGGAACTGGTAAGACTACCTTATTAAAAGAGGTATCTACCAGATTTCCTGATTATTATGTTACAGACGGATTTTCGCGTCCTGTAATTAAGATTGGTAAGATGTTAGAGTTATCTAATGACGAGAAGCAGTATGCAATTAATGAGTTATCTGCTTGGGCTTATCAAAACTACTTAACTCATAAAAATGTAATTAGTACTCGTAGTTTAGTTGACTGTATTATCTATTCACGAATCTTAACTCCTAATGTTAATATTGACGAGATTAGAGAGTTATTCGAAAAGACTAAAGATCAAGTAGAGTACTTCTTTTATATTCCTATCGAGTTTGACTTTGTAGATGATCCAGATAGATTAAGTGCTGAGTTACAGATTAAGATCGACGGAATTATACAAAAGTTTATAGCAGAGTATATCCCTGCAGAAAAAGTCGTAACTTTAACAGGTACGGTAGAAGAACGTTTAGAGCAGATTTCAAAATACTTATAATATACAATATGAATAGAAATAAAAACATAGATATTGAGAGCTTAGAATTAGCTCAACCAGGTTTCGCCAATGGTATTAGCACTTATTTAAGAGATGCTATTAAGAACGGCCAGTATTCTTTAAGTGATAAGCAAAAGTTAGCTATTATTGAAGAAGCTACTGTGCATTACGGTAAGTTTCTAACTGCATTAGGTGTAGACTGGGAGAACGATCCTAATAGTTCTAATACTCCAAGAAGAGTAGCTAAAGCTTATGTAAATGACTTATGGAAAGGTAGGTATGAGCCATTAGATTTTGTTACGAGCTTTCCAAGCGATGGCTATGACGGCGTAGTATTCGAAGGAGGTATTCCTATTACGAGTATGTGTTCTCACCATCATCAGACTATTAACGGTTTATGTCATATTGCTTATATTCCTACTTTAGAAGGTAGAGTAGTAGGTTTAAGTAAATTAAATCGTATAGTAGAGCATTTTAGTAGAAGAGGCGCAATTCAAGAGCAATTAACTGTAGCCATTCACAATGCAGTAGATCAGATTTGCGAAGGTAATATAGGAGTTGCAGTAATGATTGAAGCTACTCATAACTGCGTAAGCTGTAGAGGAGTTAAGCATCAAGGTGCTAGTATGAAGACATCTAAGTTAAGCGGATCATTCTTAAATGAAGATTCAGCTAGATTAGAATTTTATGAATTTGCTAAAGGTTATCCACGTAAATAATGAAATCACAAGGACTAGGAGATACGGTTGCTAAAGTGCTAAAGTTTTTCTATATTGATAGACTAGCAGATAAGATTGCTCATATGCTTGGGTATGAAGATTGTGGATGTACTAGAAGAAAGAATATTTTAAATAGAATGTTTCCATATACAAAAAAGAAAAAATAATTATGCTGAATGCAGATCAAATAGTAGAGAAAGGTCTACTTAAATTAGAACAGCAGTCTAAAGGTAAAGCTCAAGTAGGGTATGATTTATCTTTACAGACAGTTAAACAAATTAGACAGAATCCTCAAGATAAATTTGGAGTAGTATTAAAGAATAAAACTAACTTAGCAGTCTATACTGAGACTAAGAAAGTACAGTTAGACGGTAATATGGGATGGTTATTATATCCTGGTACCTATGAAATTACTTTCTGGGAAGGATGCAAGTTACCTGCAGACTATGTAGGCTTAATTAGACAAAGATCCTCTCTATTAAGAAACGGTACAATTATTCACTCATCAGTATTCGATCCAGGATTTGAAACTGAATTTATGGGCTGTGTAATGAGAGTAAATGAAACTATCTTTATTGAAGAAGATGCTAGAGTAGCTCAAATATACTTCCATAAGTGTGAAGAGGTTGCTGAATTATATGATGGACAATGGCAAAACGATAAACAAAGAGGGTAATGCAACAAAAAGAATCACATACAAATTGGCATTTTTACATTAGCTTAGTTAAATCAGGCTTTAGATTTGGAGCAGGATTTGCTTTAATATTCGGTAGGTTACCTTTAGCTGGTGCCCTACTTATAATAGCCGAGTTGCTAGGTATAGCAGAAGAATTATAATATGAAAATAGATAAATTTAACAAGCTTAAATTAAAGCTAGAGGTCTTTAAATTAGAGCAAAATTACTTGACCCTTGATAAGATCTTGTATTACTTTTCTTTTTTAGGTAATATCTTTTTGATTTACTTCGGGTACTTCTTTGTTAAGTCTGTTACAAACTCTATACCCGCTCTATTTCCTTTTCAAGATATGTTCTTCACTATCTTTGTCGGACTATTCCTAACAGGGTATGAATTAACAAAGAGGTTTACATTAGAGCAATTCTTTACAACCGTATTACAGGTTAAGAAAATGACAGGCGGAATATTTGTAGCTGGTATGATTTGCTGTTTCTTAATAGCAGGTAGCTTCTACTTGTCTATTAAAGGTGCACATAGACTTGTTGATAACTCAGAAATAATAGCTACAGCAGTAGACTCTACTACAACTCTAAAGCAAGATTCAATAGCAAAGTATTATGATAAAGAAATTGCCTATTACCGTAGCCAACCTGGAAGCAGAAAAGCTGATAGGATCTATAAAGATTCAATCGTTAATGTCCTACAGCAAGCAAAAGATGCTAAGATCTTACAGCTTGAAACGAAAACACAGACCAAAGCGAACACCGCTATGGATAAGAATATGGAAAACTCAACTGCATTCCTTTTTATAACGATTTTCCTAGAGTTAATTGTTTTAATCGGAGTTGGCTTTGACGCCTTCTATACTCTAGGTAGCTATGAAGAGACTAAAAAACTACTACAGACTCCTAAGTTTAAACAGTTGGAGCTTAATTTAAAATTACTTAAATTGTATTATCAGAACGGTAAGAAGGTAGTAGGTGATCAAACCTTATCTTTTAACAAGTTTCAATCCCTAGTACAGACACAGAAGATAACTGCTTCTCAGAAGGACTTAAAGACCTTTACTGTACTTTGTCAAGAGCTAGATATTGTTAAAGAGTTTAGAGGTAGAAAGAAAGAATTTATGATCACTTACCAGGAAGCAAAAGACCTTTTAGAAAACCAGGAAGTAATATAAGTTATGCAAGAAAAAAGTTATGTAACAGTCAACAGTAAGGAGACTTTAAAAGAATTAATAGATCATATTAACAGCAGTGAACTTGTTGCGTATGATACAGAGACCAATAGTTTGAATCCCCGTAAGGGCTCGATTATTGGTTTTTCTGTATCTGGTGAGATTGGTAAAGGTTATTACATGCCAATTCGTGAATGGAAGAACGAGCAGTTAGTAGAGCTTGAGATAGGAGGTACAAATGCAGATAAATTAGCAAAGTATGCTATAGGTCAATTACTAAAGAAAAAATTAGTAATGCATAATGCTTCTTTTGACGTTCGATTTACAAAAAATTTCTACGGTATAGATTTACTTCCTGCTTTATATGCCGACACTGCTCTGCTCGTTCATACAGTAAGAGAGGAAGGTGCATTTGGATTTGGTAATCCTTTTGGATTAAAGTCTATTGCTAAGATGGTACAGAAAGAGATTGGATTAGATGTAGAGTCTGAAGCTAACGAAGAGCAATTAGAATTAAAAGCTAGTATTAAGGCAAACGGCGGTGCTGTATCGAAAGATAATTTTGAGATTTATAAAGCAGATATGGCTATACTTGCTAAGTATGCAGCAGCCGATACAGATTTAACCTTACGTATTTTTAATCATTTTCTAGGTATTCTTCAAGCTGAAGGATTAGAGTATTTCTTTTTTGAGGAAGAAGTAATGCCTGTTTATAGAGAGGTTACTATACCAATGGAAGAGCATGGAATTAGACTTAACGTAGCTCTTATTCAAGAGACTCAAAATAATATTACAAAAGATTTAGAAGAGCAATCTACTTTAGTTGTTAAAGAGTTATTAGCTCTGCCTCAAGTAAGAAGCTGGATATTAGAACAGGCAAGAACTGCTTATCCTCCTAAACATAAAGGTACCTTTGCACAAAGGCTATTAGAGCAAAGTGGTATTGAATTACCTAGATCAGAAAGAACAGGTAAGTTTGCTATTAATAAATCAGCTATTACATCCTTACCAGAATCAACTATTAAAGATTTTCTAATAACGGGAGATGAAAGTTACTTAACTAGAGAGCAGATTGCTAAGGTTAGTATGACTCTATGGAAAGAAGATAACGATGGACAGTTCTTTAATATTCAATCTAAAGATCAGCTAGGTAAGATTGCATTTGACGTTCTAGGTGAAAAGCCGTTGTCAACTACAGATAAAGGTAAGCCTCAATTCGATGAAGATATGATTCAGTCTATTAGCGATAAGTACTCATGGGCTAAACATTTACGTTTATATAATAAGCTTACTAAGATTAAGACAGCTTATATTGATCGCTTCTTAGATGCAGCAGAAGATGAAAAGTTCTATCCGTACTTTAAACAAAACGGTACTGTATCGGGTAGATACGGTTCTGACTTACAGCAATTACCTAAGCCTTTAGAAGAGGGTCAAGAAGAGGCCTTACTTACAGGCTATACTAACGTAGTAAGAGCTTTCTTTATTTGCGACGAAGGAACGAAGCTACTTGATACTGACTATGCATCTTTAGAGCCTAGAGTATTTGCTACAGTAGCAGGCGATCAAGGACTAAAAGAGATTTTTAACAACGATTTAGATTTCTACTCTCACATTGCTATTAAGACAGAAAAGCTTGAAGGTGTTAGTGCACATACTCAAGCACCTAACTTCTTAAAGAAAGTAGATCCAGTTAAAAGACAAACTGCAAAAGGCTATGCCTTAGGTGTACCTTATGGTATGTCAGGATATGCATTAGCTATGTCTCTAAAAATAGATAAAAAAGAAGGAGAGAGACTTGTAGAAGGTTACTTAAATGGGTTCCCGCAACTAAGAGAGTGGAGAGAGAATTCTAGAAAGTTTGTAAAAGAGTATGGCTATATTAAGAATAAGGTAGGACGTATTAGACATTTACCTAAAGCAAAGGAGATCTACGAAGCTTTCGGAGATAAAATTCTCGATGACTGGAAGTTTAGAAAAGGTATAGAAGCAAGCTATGGAGTAGAAGCAGTTACTACATTGTATAGAGATTATAAAAATGCTCTTAATAACGTTTTAAACTATCAAATTCAGAGTTACGCAGCAAGCATAGTAAACCGTGCAGCGTTACAAATAAATCGTAAATTCCGTAAAGAAAATATAGTAGGACAGGTAATTGCACAGATACATGATCAATTGATTTGCCAAGTAAGAATAGAGGACGTAAAAAGAGCTTGCGAAATTGTCCAAGACTGTATGGAAAATACAACTAAGCTAGATGGCGTAGAATTAATTGCAATTCCTGAAGTAGCAAATAACTTTAAAGACGGACACTAGATATTTATGAGAAATAAGGTACTTAGTAGGCCTTAAGTTATAGACAATTTTAAAACCGTTCACCGTAAGGGAACACAAAACTAAACAAAATGACATTTAGACCATTTGAGCTAGATCCATTCGACCTATTATGGCGAGATTTATTCGACACACAATCACACTTCTCTGCAATTACGCAGAAAGTCACACACCCAGTAGACATTTACGAAACAACAGACGGCATTCGATTTGAAGTAGCCACAGTAGGCCTTGACAAAGAAGATATCAGTATCATTGTCGATGGAGACCAATTACGTATTACATACGAAAAACCTAACGAACCAGCAGAAATTCCTATTTACAGAGGTATTAAAAGATCCTCTTTTAACATTACATGGAAGATTTCAACTAAATTTGATCTAGGTAAGTTAGAAGCATCTTTAGATAAAGGACTGCTTATTTTAAGCATTCCAGTTGCAGAAGGTAAAGCTGTAAAACAAATACAAATCAGCACACCTAAAGCTTTAAAAGCTAAATAAAAAGTAGGCCTACTAAGTAACCAGTTATGATACCTTTCATCAAAAAAGAATTTATTACCTTTAATAATACTCTCTACTATATTGTAGAAATTGTAAGAGTAGACGATAATCCTATCGTTGAGAACTTGAAAGAGAGACTGCAAGCAGATATTGTACTAAAAAAAGAAGATAAATTTTTTTTTCTGAGAAGTATTCCTGATCTTGAAATTATAATAGAATAAATAATAATAAAGTATATGAGTAAATTAAATCCACTTAACGGCTATTTAGTTCTTAAGCCAATCGAAGAAGAAGAACAAACAGTAGGTAATATCATTATACCTGACTTAGGTAAAGAAAGACCTGAATTAGGAGAAGTGATAGCTACTTCAAGAGTATATAACTATAACTCTGATAAGTATGTAGACTCGGCTCTAACAGTTGGAGATAAGGTATTGATTCCGAAAATGGGATCTGTATCAATAACTGTAGAGGGAGAAGATTACTTTATCGTAAAAGAGCAAGACGTTTACAGTAAAATTGTACCAGAAAATCCGATTGCGGAAGTATTTAAAGAGACGGAAGCAGAATTAAAAAAAGGTGACATCACAGGTGATCATTATTTTGTAACAGACCTTAACGAACAAAAAGAATTATAATTATGGCAACACAGACAGTTTTTGGAATTGAGCTAAAGAATAAATTACTAGCAGGTATTAGACAATTAAACCATTCCGTATCCTCAACACTAGGTCCAGGCGGTAGAACAGTATTGATTAAAGATCAATCAGGAGAAGTAAAAGTAACTAAAGACGGCGTTACAGTAGCTAAGTCATTTCATGAGTTAGAAGACCAAGTAGAAGATTTAGGTGCACAATTAGTAAAGCAAGTATCTATTAAGTCTGCTAACGAAGCAGGCGATGGTACTACTACATCTACTTTACTTGCAGCTACTATGGTAGAAGAAGGTTTAAAGTTAATTAACCAAGGTTCTAATCCAGTAGAGGTAAAAAAAGGTATCGATAAGTATGTAGCACAAATAGTAGAGCAAATTAAAAAGATTGCTAAGGATGTAAGTTCGCAAGATCAAATCCAACAAGTAGCTACTATCTCAGCTAACGGCGATGTAGAAGTAGGGAACTTAATTTCTACAGCTATTGAAAAGGTAGGAAGAGAAGGTATCGTTACTATTGAAGAATCTAAAACAGGTGAAACTAGTTTAGAGATTGTAGAAGGGATGCAATTTGATAGAGGTTATAAATCTCCATATTTTGTTACTAATAACACTACGATGAATGCTTCTCTAACTGAACCCTATATTTTAATTTACGATGGACGTATTACTAAAGCAGCTGAATTATTAAATGCATTAAGCAAAGTAAATTCAGATAATAAACCTTTATTAATCGTTGCAGAAGATATCGAAGATGAAGCATTAGCTACTTTGATTGTAAATAAGATGAGAGGTATTGTTTCAGTAGCAGCAGTTAAAGCTCCAGACTTTGGCGAAAGAAGAACTTTAATTTTAGAGGACTTAGCTATCTTAACAGGCGGTACAGTTATCTCTAAAGACAAAGGACACAAGTTAGATAAATTAACTCCTGTTCAACTTTTAGAGATGTTCGGTAAAGCTAGAACAGTTAACGTAGCTAAAGAAACAACTACTATCGTAGATGGTAATGGAGAGGTAGAGAAGATTACAGCACGTGCTCAAGAGATTAAAGATCAAATTGAGAAAGCTACTTCATTCTACGAGAAAGAGAAATTACAAGAAAGATTAGGTAAACTAGTCGGCGGTGTAGCTATTATTTCAGTAGGAGGTAATTCTGATATTGAAATTAAAGAGAGAAAAGATAGAGTAGAAGATGCTCTATTTGCTACTAAAGCAGCATTAACAGAAGGAGTTGTTCCTGGTGGCGGTATTGCTTTAATTAAAGCAGTTAACAATTTACCAATCTTACCTAGAGAAACATCATCAGATGAATTATTAGGTTTTGATATTGTAAAGAAAACGTGTTACGCACCATTTAAGACTATCCTAAGTAACTGCGGTATTGAAGATTACTATTCAATCTTAAAAAATGCAACAGAGGCAGATTCCTTTACTTATGATGCTAAGAAGCAAGAAATAGTAGATGCATTTACAGCAGGTTTATTAGATCCAGCTAAGGTAACTCGTACAGCTTTAGAGAATGCAGCATCTGTAGCAGGAACTATTCTAACAACAGAATCAGTTATATTCGAAAAGAGAGACGATAAGAAGAAGCAAGAACAAGACCCGAACATGGGCATGTATTAATTAAGGTTTCCTTGAAGTAGAGAGCTCTCCAATTAAGGAGAGCTTTCTCTATTTATTTAAAATAACTCAAATATGGCATATTCAGATAAAGTACTAGATCACTACTCTAATCCTAAAAACGTTGGAACCTTAGATAAATCTAAATCTAACGTAGGTACAGGTTTAGTAGGAGCACCAGAGTGCGGAGACGTAATGAGATTACAGATCGAAGTAGAAAACGATATAATTATTGATGCTAAATTTAAAACATTTGGATGCGGTTCAGCAATTGCATCATCCTCGGTTGCAACAGAATGGCTGAAAGGAAAAACCTTAGATCAAGCGATAACAATTGATAATATGGATTTAGTAGAGGAATTAAACCTACCTCCCGTTAAAATACACTGTTCGGTATTAGCAGAAGATGCTATCAAGTCTGCAATAAACGATTATAGAAAAAAGCAAGGTTTAGAAGAAATAGTATTTGAAGAAAGCCACATATAATGATTACAGTATCAGAAACAGCAGCACAAAAACTAAGTGCATTAATAGAAGAAAGCGGATGTATTACTCCGTTTGTTAGAGTAGCAGTAAAAGGCGGCGGGTGTAGCGGCTTATCTTATGATCTTTCATTTGATACCGAGCAACAGCCTACTGATACTCTTGCAGAAGATAAAGGGGTAAAAATACTTGTAGATATGAAGTCTCTACTATACCTCTACGGAACTGAGTTAGAATTTAGCGGTGGACTAAACGGTAAAGGATTTCAATTTATAAATCCTAATGCATCCCGTACTTGCGGATGTGGAGAAAGCTTTGCATTATAACTATTTACATATATGAAAAAGAAACTTATTTTAATTTTAGCTTTAATAGCACTACTAAGTCTATTCGTATCTGTTGCATTGAGTGCTCAAGATACAGTTCGTATCAAACACACTAATTATACTACAGTATTTAGTAAGTCTAAACGCTACCCAGTATTAGTTGAATGGTATGTTACTAGAGCTAAAATAGGATGCCCAACACCGTTAGCACGCAAAGATGCATTTCAGCCTGATCCACAACTTATACAGGAAACTGATATTAAAACCGATTACGTAGGAAGCGGGTTAGATAGAGGCCATAATATGCCAGCTGCTGAAAATCAATGTCAAACTGCTGATATTCAAACAGAATGCTTTTATATGAGTAATATGACACCTCAATATCACTCCTTAAATGCAGGAGACTGGAAAACCTCAGAAGTATTAGAAAGAACTATCGCTTTAGAGCGAGATAGCGTACGTGTATGGGCTGGTTCAGTAGGTGTTGCAAAAAAGATAGGAAGAGTATCTGTCCCAAAACAATGTTGGAAAGTTATATATACCGTAAAAGATAAACAATATCTAGCTTTTATCTTTGATAATACTCCTGATAAGCCTAAAGGCTTGTATACACATCAAGTTACAGTTCAAGCTGTTGAAAAGTTGACTGGATTTAGGTTTAAGTAAGACATATATCCTATTTATATTTAAACCGTAAATGAGGGTATTTCTCCTAATTATGGTTACGCTCTTACTAAGTCTTACAGGAAAGGCTCAAACTAAAGCCTCCCTTGGGACAATAGTAAATAATATTAAAGCAGGTCCCCTTACAGGAAATAAAAACCTAGCTTTTGGCGTTAAAAACGTCTTACAAGAAGCTCTTCAAGATAAGGGGTTTAGTCTTGTAGACAAGTTTGATGCAGATTATGTTGTAGATGTAGAGATTTTTTTCTTTGATGTAGAACAGACAAAACAAGGATTTTCTGTTTTTCACCAAGATAAAAGTGAAGTTGTAATAAGGATGAGAGGTACTCTATCTGACGGATTCGGTAAAGTACTAAAGACTATAACTACAGAAGATAGATCCTCAGAAATAAGTACATCCACGTTATTAATAAATGAAGGAGGTCAGTTTAACTCGACCGTACAAAGAAACGCAGTAAAAAAAGCATGCGTATCGGTTATGTCTAAATTATTTTAAGACATGAAACATTTATTGACACTTATCCTACTGTTTGTAGGATTAACATCTTTCGGACAAATTAAATTTAAATTCTCTGATACAAGAGTTATTGCTAGTACAACTGGCGGTGCTATTAATAGAGGAGATCAGTTTGACGTCATAATTCAAGCAAACGGTAACAGCGATGCAACTACAAGACAGCTAATGTTTGATTTGCAGTATGATATGACAAACTTTGAAGTAGTTTCAGTTAATCATACAGGTACTGGCGGTAACGGCGGAATACTCCCTGCTGGTTCTAACATACAACTATCTTGGCAAAACTATCCTAGCTATACTTACGCAGGAAATAGTACTTATACAAACGGTACACAGAGGTATGTTTCCAATGCAACTTACGTGTATAATGCTAACGGTTCTAATGCAATTCTTAGAGCAACTTTAACCTGGGCAACAACATCGGCAATGCCTTATACATCTTACGATAGAATGTTAATTGTAAGATTTAAATTAAAGGTAGCATCAACAGCAAATTCATTCAACCCTGTTATATTGAACTTTGTTGCTGGATGGGATGCGCAAGGTGTTCAAGCTCCAACATTTATGGACAGTCCACTGTCTACTCAAATTAATATGAATCAGAACTTCGGTAAGTATGTAACCGCAAAAGTTGACTTAAATTCTAATTTATATAATTTATCTAATTTAAAGCTATCATTTAGAGACACAGTTACAAACCAAGGTCAACTATTCTCAGTGTTATCTGACGGATCTGTAGATATTAATCAATCTCTATTAGCAGCAAATAAAGTATACGACGTTACTTTAATGTACAGTATAGACAGCATCTATAAAATTTATAATTCAGCTATTACAATATCCGACTTTACTACAGCACAAGCCGAATTTACTTCTATGGGACTAGACGGAACTAAAGGTACTAACTTAAATACAGGCCAATCTCTGTATGCTGCAGACATTAATAGGAATAGGGTAATAGACGGCGGAGACTTACCTAGACTGTTAGGTCAAGTTGCCGGACTAGATACTCTAATGACGATACCTGTAGGATATGTAGCAGGTACAAACGGCTGGATGAGCTTACCTACTTGGAGAGCAGCAGATGTAGCTACGATAGGCGGACAGGTAGAATGGAGCTATGTAACTCCAGGAACTACGTTTAGTACTTTACGTATCGATATGAGAAAGTTTCCAACAGGAACTCTTCCTAACAAAGTTAAGAGTGTTCAATTATTTGACATATACACAGGTCCAGTTGAGTATGTATCTGAAGATGCTTCATGGGCTCAATATAGAGTACCTTCGACTTTACTTAAAGCTAAAGACGGTTCATCTGTATATTTAAGCTATATAAGAGATATTAATAACGGAGGTGTAGATTATGCATTAAGAGCAGAGTTTACTTTTGATATGAACCCTAATTCATCTTGGGGAAGCATAACAACTTCAAACTGGAGTACTGTTACATATCCTAAGACCTACTTTAAGACAGATGTATTAGGTACAAATGCTTTCTTAAACCTAAAATACCTGTTATGGGGAGATGTAAACAGATCTCATTCATCTCAAGTTGTAACTTCTACTAGCGGAACTTCAACAGTTCAAACAAATGCTTTGAATAGCTTACAGACTAATACTGTATTTAAAAATATGTCTATTTCAAATACGAGTTTCATTAATACTCCTTATGATATAACTGCTATAGATGTTAACTTAACAAACACGACTATAACATCTAATAATATAGAAATACCAGTCGCAATTGATACTAAAGGAGCTAACGTAGGAGGCTTACAATTTCAGTTCGAATATGATCCAACTAAGCTTAAGTTTGAAGAATTAGTATCAACTCTACCCAATACTTGGTTTATATTTGCAAACGCTAAGAACGGTAAGGTTAAGTTTGGAGCTTTAGATCAAAATAATAAAACAGCTATTACTGGAGTTTCTACTCCATTTAAATTAAAGTTCTCAACAATAGGTAACGGGGTAGACATTTTAACATCTATAAATGTTTCATCTACAATGGATGCTAGTGCGATCAACGGTAATCAACTAGGCATTAATTTAAATAGAGTACAAATTAAATTAACAGGATATAACAACTTCTAAAATGAAAAAAGCAGCATTAATAATGGTTATGTTCTTAGTAGCTTGTACAAAGATTACTCCTACACCTCAACAAGTAATTGATTTAGGAGTTACGGCTACTTCAACAAGCATTAAGTCTATAAAGCAGATAGACAATGTAGTTACAGCTGAGTTTGAAACTACTATTGGAGCTAAGTATTCTGTGCAAATAATTCCTTTTGGAAGCGAAAAACCCGTTAAAACAGATGGTTTTACAGCTACAGAAATAGTTACTAAGAAGATATACAATTTATCAGATCTAGCAAAAAAGGACTACGACTTGATATTTATAGATATAAGCGGAAAAGAAGCTAAATTTCCAATCATTATAAAATAATTTAATATGTCAGAAGAGGTAGAACAAGAATCAACTGGAAAATCCTTTAAAGGTATTCTTATTACACTAGTAAGCACAGTAACGTTAGGAGTAGGAGGATGGGTTACAACTAAGTTAACTGGCGGTCATAAAGAAGAAGCTCGTACAGAGCAAGTAGCTCAACCATCTATCATTATTAATAACTCTCAGCAACAACAACAGGCTGCTGGAGGAACTAAAACAGTAGTTATAAAAGAAAAAGCAGCAGAAACTAAACCTTCAGCTCCGGTTAAGAAAAAAGAAGGAGACGAGTTTAAAGAAAAACCCGCTCAATGGTAATTTATAACAACAAAATTAACAATCATGACATTTAAAGAATTCGTAATAGACTTATTTAAAGATGAAAAAGGATCAATTTCAATGAAACCATTAATTGGTTTTGTATGCTCTCTATTTTTATGCGGTACTTTATTAGCAAACAGCTTCTCTCACGGAGATATCAAACCTTCAGATAAATTAGTAGAAGCGGTGATGCTTATCACTATTGCTACTGTAGCAGGAGATACTTGGGATAAGTTCAGTAAGAAGAAAGAAGAAGAAAACTAAAATATATGTTTATGAATAAAATTAAGGATTTGTTACTTTTGAGATTTGCACAGTTATTTTTTGTATGGACCATACTAGCTTTAAGCTTTGAAGTCTTTATGTTAATTACCTGGCAGGTAGATCCAAAGTTAAATACAGAAGTAGGTAATGCTATTATGTGGAAAATAGACGGAACATTTAAAAATGATCCAGATAACATCTGGTATGAAAAACCAGAAAAGAAATAACATGTATGCAAAAGTTATTAACTTTATTAAGTTTATTTTTACTAAGCAGTGCTGTGGCTGTTGCACAAACTATAGGGTCAACAAAGACAGAGCAGTACAAAGCAAGCTTCGAAACTAAAATCGATATTAGTCAATACTTAGACTACGATGGACCAACGATACCTATTCAAATTCTTAAATGCGGTATTGGTGATGAAGTCTACGAGCAATATCCAGAACTTAAAGAGAAGAAAGTAGGTTTAGGTGTAGCTAATATCACGTTAGAATATTTAGAGAATCTTAATCGCTTTACATTTACAGAAGATAAGACAGAGATTAAGAATAGAATGGTCAAGCAGTTTCAAGCATCACAAGCTGGAATAAGTCAAGACAAATTAGACGGTAGAGGTAAGATTAGACTTGCACATTACTTTGTAGAAGTAGAGGTATATGACTGGTCTGTATCTGATGACGAAGAAATAAATTTATCTAACGGAGTTAAGAATCAAATGGTAACTCGTTTAGGCTTACAAGTTAGATTTACAAATGCAGAGACAGGAGAAATCATAGCAGCATCAGGACTTGGTGAAGCTAAGACAACTAGAGAGTTAACCTTCCTTTCAGACGCTACAGTAGATCCAGTTAAATTTAATCAATCAACAGTTTCAATTGCAACCAAAAAAGCTTTAGATATTGCTTGTGCAAGAATTCTAGCTCGCATGGTTAAGAAAGAAGTTTTTAAAAAGTAAATTATGGGAACAGCACCAAAGAAAAAGCGTTCAATGAGATCTAAAAAATCTGGCGTTAAGAAAGCAGAATTAGTGAAAGCTAATCAAGTAATTTTAAATAAAGTAAAGTAAGATGAAAAAAATAATTTCAATCTGTGTAGCATTTATATTACTACTGTGGATAACAATGTTTATAGCTAGCTGCACCCCAGTTCAGTATGTGTTCGTTAGTCCGCAAGATTCAATAGTTAGGAAGCAGAGAGTAATTTACGATTATCAATATGCTCCTATACAGTTTACTCCGATTATAATTCAAAGATGGATTACACCTAGATATCAACCACAACGCTGGATACCTCAAAGGCCAACTCATCGTTTTGTTCCACCAAGACAATTACCTTCTCGTCCTTCTAGAAGAAATTAATGAAACAATGGATACTAGCCGTCTTAATATCAGTTTCGTTTATATTCGCTAATAAAGCGAACGGTCAGAATATTGTTCAAACCTACATTGACCCCTGTGATAACAAAGTTTACACAGTAGTAGTTCCTATCTCATCTAATCAACCTGGAGTATTAGTACTTATTAGAAATAAGTCTAGAATCTTTACGTATGCCGACTTTGCATCAGGAACAGTAACTAAATGGGTTAATGACATCTTCTCAACACCATGTCCAATAGCAATAGTAGCAACTGTGGCACAACAGGCCGCACAAGCAGCAAGCAATGCTGCCTCTCAAGCAGCTTCATCAGCAGCATCTGCAGCAAGCTCAAGTGCTGCTTCTACAGCAGCCGTATCTACATCAGGAACTTCAATATCTTCCTCATCCTCTTCAACCTCGTCTTCATCCTCCTCTTCTTCCCAATCCTCATCCTCCTCTGGGGAGTCGTCGTCATCAAACTCATCATCGGAGAGTTCTGGAAGAGAAACAAAATCAGAAAGTTCAAGTAACGAATCTAAGTCTGAATCTAAATCAGAGAAAAAATCTGAAAATAAGAAGAAAGAACAAGAAAAGAAAAAAGAAGAACGTAAAGCTAATCCTCCTATCGTTAAAGCAGACTTATCAGTAATACAGATGGGCTCTATGATAGTACCTACCTTCAATGTTAATATGTCTAAGACTTTAAACGAAGGTATGTTTAGTTACGGAATAAGCACTTCAGTTAGAGCAGACCTAAAGCAGGTAGTTATTGGAGGAAGCACTTCTGATATTATAATGAAGAAAGGAAAGGTATTTGGAGTAACTTCTACTAGTGTAACTTATGTAACAGATTGGGATAATAAGTTTATATTCTACGGATGGTCCTTTGTAAAACCTCTAAACAAAGGAGCGGTAGCAGGACTTGCTTTAAGTGGAAATTCCCTTATCTTAACAGGTACTCAGATAATGTTATCGCCCTCTATCATAGCCTTCTACACTAGACCCTTTCAAGTTAGTAGAAAACAAACAGTATCTCCGGAAATATACCTTATTTCCTCACCTGTAATGTTCGGTCAACAAGATAAGAAAGCTACATACGATGCTAACGTTTCCTTCTTTACAGGTGCTGGAACAGATATTAGATTTAGTAAGAAATTTAAATTAAATATTAATTTAAAAGTTAATATGAGTACTAATCCTGATATTCCATTGATGTACGTATTTGCACTTGGATCTAAAATAAACATATAAAAAGTTGGTAGGTTAAATAAGTCTCCTTAATTTTAATCTATGAAAGCAATCTACCATAACCGCTACAACGATAAGATTACCTTTGACCATAAGGGAAAAACTGTAACTATGTCTGGTTATAGTCCCTATTTTAGATATAGCTGGCCTAACAAGTACGATGTAGCATACGAGAAGTATGTAACAAGTGCAATTATAGACGCTAAATTGGAAGGGAATCAATTACTAACTCTTGAAGAATTTGAGGAAGCATTATACGTTGAGAAAGACGGTACTGGTTGGTATAATAATGCTCTCTATAAACTATTTGGAGAATATATTTATTCAGATAAGGATACTATCGATATGGTAGATCCTTCAGGAGGCCCTTACCTTTCTAGAGGAAGAAATTTAAAAGAGTTTTTTGGAAGAGACTATGAAGATTTAATTATAGAATCAATTAAAATAGGAAAGAAAAATATTAAATTTAAAATAAAATAATATGAGCGAGCTAATAGATTTTAGTAAGTATAGAGACACGGTAATACGATTGACTAAATTAAAGGATAATAAATTTAACAACGAACATCCTAATCAAATTAATGAAGGGTACGTTAAGGAAGGGACTATTAACCTAGAGAAGTCTAATGAACATCAATGCTTTCTTATGATTAAAGGAGATAGGTTCTTTAATACATCTCAAGTATTAGAAATAGAAGAACAAGAAGGATACGACTTAGCTCATACTGTAAACTCTATATACAAAGTAGAACCAGTAATTATTGCTTTACCAGGAGTTCAAGAAAAGCATTCAGTAAAGTTGGATGATTCAGAATAAGTTCATACATTTATAAAAAGATAAAAGATGGTATTATACTTTACAGCAGCATGGTGCGGTCCATGTAAAATGTTTAAACCTACAGTTCAAGCAGTAAGCGCAGAAATAGGCGTAGGCATTAATTATGTTGACGTAGATCAACAACCAGACATGGCACAGAGATATAACGTGTCAAGCGTTCCTACTATTATTGTAGAGAATAGCGGAAATGTAGTTTATAGAAACTCCGGAGTAATGTCCAAGCCGCAACTAACCCAAGTGTTATCGCAATTTAAATAAACAAAAACAAGAACAAGATGAAAAAAGTAATCGCAATGTTTGCTATCGCTGCATTAACTGCATGCGGAGGCGCTTCTACGGAAGTAAAAACTGATTCAACTACTGTAACTGTAGATTCTACAGCTGTAGTAGCTGATACAACTGCTGGTGGTGGTTCAACAGTAACACCTTTGGATAAGGTAGAAGCTGAGAAGCCAGTTAGTAACGAAGAGATCAAGTAAGGAAAAAGACGTCAGGGTGTCCGGCCTGCAAAGACTACGTAGTTAGAAAGGTCTTTTATTATATACTTCTATATATTTATAATACAGTTCTTTAAAATATGGGGATGCCTGGACTTGATCCAGATGAGATGGATAGTATCGCATGCAAGAGGTGGTAGAACTCAAATATTCTATCGAACAACAAACGACGAAATGTCAACTATGACCTTCGAAGACTTAATGTCTTTCGTAGGCGCGAACGAGTACGCAGTAGCGGCTTAATTGCATCGGGTGCGAATACCTTGGAACAGAATTCGATGAGTACTCACAATCGACTCATTAAATAAGGATTGTGAACCCCGCTATAGTCTCAGTATTATAGCTCTGCTCCTTCTGGGAGTTTCTTGGTAGTCATAAAACCAAGTGGTGGTAACTGGTACTTAACTGTACGGCCCTTTACTGATCAGCTTAAAATGTAGATCTAAAGCATGTAAGAATGGTATTATTTATACTTCTGGAGACGAGGGTTCGAATCCCTCCATCTCCACCATACCGCAAGATAGAGCAGAGGTAGCTCACTAGGCTCATAACCTAGGGGTCGGAGGTTCGAATCCTTCTCTTGCAACAAAAACTACTACCTGCCGCGGGTATAACCATCGCATGACGAGGAGGCGACTTTGAAAAATTGTAGGTAGTTGTTATAATATTAAAGGTTGATTGGAATGTATCCTTTAACTGTAGAAAGGGCGGGTACCTCGCGGTTAGAAATGCCAATCGTAAAAGTAGATGTCCACGCACCCATCTTCTACTTTCCTGAATTTATTATCGTTCGAACGTGGAACGACGAAGACGGCCGTGGCATACCGTAAGATCTGCTCGCTTAATAGCCCCGAATCGTATGTCGGCGATGTTGGCAACTCATAGGGTAATCTCTTTAAAAGTTGCATTTGCCTTGCTAGCTCAGCTGGTAGAGCAGCTGATTTGTAATCAGCAGGTCTGCGGTTCAAGTCCGTAGCGAGGCTCAGAGCTAAAGCGGAGTAGTGAACCGCCAACCAGAGACAGAATCCCACTCCATGCATGGACAGTCAGAGGTAACACCTTAGAAGGGACACGACCTAGAGATGGTGCTAGGTTAAACGGAAAGATGGCAGAGTGGTTGAATGCACCGGTCTTGAAAACCGGCAACTGTAATAGGTTCTGGGGTTCGAATCCCTGTCTTTCCGCTCTTTCATCCCATTTAGTATAACGGTAGTACGACAGTTTTTGGTACTGTTTGTTGTGGTTCGAATCCATGAGTGGGAACTAAACTTAAATTATATGTTTTTTATTTACTACATTATCTGTATTATTTACTGCTTCTACCGTCTTAACATCAAGTATAGAACTAGAGGGTTAGATTACGGAACATCTCCAGAAATGGATTCTATTATGGTATTAATGATGGCCTGGATTCTAGCTCCAGTAGATGTATCTATGACCTGGATTAGAATGGTTAAAGAAGCAGAGCAAGCTAGAATTAATCAATCGAAGTTTGATATCGACCTTAGTGAAGACGTTATCGATTAATAAATTGTAGGGTGGCGGAAAAGAGGTCGCTCCTCGTGGCAGACGTGCCCTCTCGTCTAGGGGGTGCTGATCAGAGATAGATGTAAGATATGGGTTGACCACAAAGCCGGCTTATTTGTCTTATATTGAATCGCAGCGTGCTGGTTCGATTCCAGCCCCTACAGCAAGTTACTGTTCTTTAACATACAGGAGAAATAAATTATGGAAACACTATCATTCGTTTTAGGGATAGCATTTGTAGTGGTTATTGCTGTTGCAATAGTTGCTGTTTATGCTTTCGTTAAGGTAAGTAGATTAGAAGAACATCTAAAGGAAGTTGAAAGATGTGTACATCACAATCAATCACATGTTTATAGAGATATGAACGATCAATTTGATAATATACACAGAGAAATGGACAGTCGTCAGGACAGTCTAGTTGCTATTATAGATTCACGCATAGATAAATTAGAAAACAAATTAATAACTAAAAAATAAAAATTAGTTAAAGAACAGTAACTTTAATAAAGCCAGTCTAAAAGTTGTTAGATTGGCTTTTTTATTTTACATTTAAATTATAAAACAAATAATATGGCACAGCAGAATTTAAACATTACAATGGACAAAACTACTCCTATCGTATGCGAGGAGTGTGGTTGCGAAACCTTTAACCAAGTAACTTTCTTACGTGAAGTAAGTAAGTTTATTGCAGGTACAGATCAAGACGCTTTAGTTCCTATCCCAAGCTTTGCATGTACTAAGTGCGGATATGTAAACGAGAAGTTTCAACCTAAAAACTTAGGATTATAATGCAGTTAGATTCAATCGTAACTTCCATTATTCAGCAGTTTGAAGAAAGAGCTGCTAAGGGTAAAGCTAAGTACGGTGTTGATTTAGATCGTACCGACTTAAGTTTACTCGAATGGATTGAGCATGCTAAGCAAGAGCATATGGATGCTATTCTATATTTAGAAAAAATTAAACAAACCCTGAGTGAGTAAAACTGTTTCGTTTTCTCAGTATCAAATCTATAAGAATTGTCCGCATCAATGGTATTTAAATTATGTTAAGAAGCTACAGCCTTTTAAACCTAGCATTCATTTAATCTTTGGTACAGCCTTTCACGAAACGTTACAGAATTATCTTCAAGTAATGTTTGATAGTTCTGCTACTGAAGCAGATAAGATACATCTCCCTACTTATTTTAAGACTAAGTTAATGGAACTGTATAAAGCAAATGCTTATGCAGGTCATTTTTCTACTCCGGAAGAACTATCAGAGTTCTATGAAGATGCTGTAGCTATCTTAGACTTCTTTAAGAGAAAACGAAAATTATTCTTTAGCAAGAAAAATTGTAAGTTAATAGGTATAGAGATCCCTATCAAAGGTCCTATCGTAGAAGGTTATGATAAAGTTACTATGAAAGGCTTTATTGATTTAGTTATTTACGATAAAGCTCTAGACAAGTATATCATTTACGATATTAAGACCTCAACAAGAGGTTGGTCTGATTACGAAAAGAAAGATCAAGTAAAAGTTAATCAGATACTTCTTTACAAGAAATTCTTTTCAAATTTAAAGGGAATACCAGAAGACAAGATAGATGTACAGTTCTTTATAGTTCGTAGGAAAATCAATGAGAATTTAGAGTTTGCTCCTAAGAGAGTACAAGAGTTTAAACCTGCTAACGGTACTAAGAAAGTAAACGATGCTTTCGAAGATATTCAGAACTTCGTTAAGGATGCTTTTACCGTAGAAGGAGAGTATCAAGAAAAGAAATATACAAAGAACATCGATAAATGTAGGTTCTGTCCTTATATTGATAAGCCGGAATTATGTGATAAAAAGAATCATTAAGGATATAGTTCTATATATGGTATGTGATATTTATTAACAAATCATATATTATGCATATCGGAAAGAAAGGAGATATCCTTACAACAGTCAGACTTCAAGATGATTTATTCAATACCTTTAAATCAGAAGCAGTAAAGAATAAAATCACCATGAGAAATTTGTTAGAACGCTCAATGTTCTTATATTTAACAGACGAAGAGTTTAAGAAGACTATTAACAATCAATTAAACGCACGTTATACTAAACCAACAGAATAAAAGTTACATGAAAGAAGGTTACATCCCACAGGCAGATAGAAAGAAAATTCTACTACTCTGCGATGATATTAGATTTACGTCTGGTATCTCAACAATGGCTAAAGAGATTGTCATTGGAACAGCACATCGTTTTAACTGGGTAAACTTAGGAGCTGCTATTCAGCATCCTGACCAAGGGAAGAGGTTTGATATCTGTCAAGATACAAATAACCTTGCAGGTATTCCAGATGCTTCGGTGTTTATAATCCCAACTTCAGGCTACGGTACTCCAGAGACGGTTCGTCAGATAATCGAGATGGAGAAGCCAGATGCTATTATGTTCTTTACCGATCCAAGATACTGGATCTGGTTATTTCAAATGGAGAGTGAATTAAGAAAGAAGTATCCTATGATTTATTTAAACATCTGGGATGACTTGCCTGCACCTTTATATAACAAACCCTACTATGAATCTTGTGACGGTTTATTAGCTATTTCAAAGCAAACTGCTAACATTAATAGATTAGTATTAGGAGAAAAAGCTAAAGATAAAGTTATTAAGTATGTACCTCACGGTATTAACGAAGAGATCTTTACTGTAAAGCATAAGAATGATCCTGAAGTAGTTGCAATGAGAAAGCAATATTTTGGAGATAATCAACCTGAGTTTGTAGTTTTATATAATGCTAGAAATATTAGACGTAAATGTACTTCTGATTTAATTTTAGCTTATGCTCACTTCTGTGATAATATTGGAAAAGAGAAAGCTAAGAAATGTGCTCTACTTTTACATACTCAGAGACTAGATGAGAATGGTACAGACTTACCTACAGTAGTGGAGTTATTCTGCGATCCAGAATATCAAAGAGTAGTCTTCTGTGAAAATAGATATACTCCTCATCAAATGAGTACGATGTATAACTGCGCAGATGTTACTGCTCTAATCTCTTCTAATGAAGGATGGGGATTATCTTTAACGGAGTCAATGATGTGCGGTAAGCCAATCATAGCTACAGTTACAGGCGGTATGCAAGATCAATTAAGATTTGAAAATGAAAAAGGGGAGTGGATTGACTTTAATGAAAAGTTTTGCTCTAATCACTTCGGTACTTATAAGAAGCACGGTAAGTGGGCCTTCCCGGTATACCCTAGCAATATGAGTATTGTAGGATCTATTCCAACTCCTTATATCTTTGACGATAGAGCTGACTTTAGAGATATTGCAGCATCTATTGAAGAGGTTTATAAATTAACTCCAGAAGAAAGAGAAGAAAGAGGTCAAGCAGCTAGAGAGTGGGTAACTTCAGAAGAGTCTATGCAATCGGCTAGAATGATGTCTAAGAACGTTATTGACGGTATCGAAGAGACATTTGCTAAATGGAAGCCAAGACATAAATACGAGTTGATTAAGGTAGAGAAGCAACCAAGAAAAAAATCAGCACATCCAATCGTTTATTAAAAAATAAAGTTTATACTTACAACATGAAACAATACTGCGTTATATCAGCACCGCCAGATACCTATTCAGGTTATGGAGCAAGATCAAGAGATTTTATTAAAGCCCTTTACGAGTTAAAGAAAGACGAATGGGATATTCAAATAATGCCTCAGAGATGGGGAAATACTTCTTGGGGCTTCTTAGAAGATTACAAAGAGGAGTGGGGATGGATGATACCTTTGTTATTAAAAGGACCTTTAACTAAGCAACCAGACTACTGGTTTCAAATAACTATACCAAACGAATTTCAACACGTAGGCAGAGTTAGTATAGGAGTTACAGCCGGTATTGAAACTACCGTATGTGATGCTAGCTGGCTTGAAGGATGTAATAGAATGGATTTAACCTTAGTATCTTCTCAGCATGCTAAGAATGTACTACAAGCTACTAGTTACGGTAAGCAAGAGAACCCTAATGAAATACTTAAATTAGAAAAGCCTGTAGAGGTTTTATTTGAAGGAGTAGATTTAAATAAGTATTTTTCTATTGTAGATGACGAGTTACCTGAAACAGATTTAGTATTAGACTTAGACGAGATTAAAGAAGAGTTTTGCTATCTGTTTGTAGGACACTGGTTACAAGGAGAGTTCGGAGAAGATAGAAAGAACGTAAGTAAAATGATTTATACTTTCTTAGATACGTTTAAAGGTAAGAAAAATAAACCTGCTCTTATATTAAAAACTTCTAGTTCTACTAGTTGTATTATGGATAGAGAAGAGATACTAAAGAAAATAGATGCTGTTAGAAACTTAGTTCCAGGTATAGACTTACCTAACATTTACTTACTACACGGAGACTTAGACGATGAAGATATGAATAACTTATATAATCATCCTAAAGTAAAAGCAATGATATCATTTGCTAAGGGAGAAGGATACGGTAGGCCTCTTGCTGAGTTTTGTTTATCTAAGAAACCTGTAATCGCTTCTGGATGGTCTGGTCAAGTAGATTTTTTAGATGGAGAGTTCGCCGTATTAATACCAGGCGAGTTAACTCAAACTCATCCTTCAGCTCAATCTCAAGGATTAATCCTACCAGGTGCATTATGGTTTACTATTGATCATAACCTTGCAGCAAAAGCTATGGAGGATGTATTTGCTCATTATAAGAAATACGAAGACAGAGGTAAGCGTCAAGGACATAAAATTAAGACTGAATTTAGTTTTGATAATATGGTATTATTCTTAAAAGGATATTTAGATAAGTATGCTAATGTACCTAAACAAGTAGAGTTTAAATTACCTCAATTAACTAAAATTAGCTAATATGACTAGTAAGGAATTTATAATATGGTTAAAAGGATTTACTGAAGGAGTGCATGATTTTAATATTACTCCTAAGCAATGGGATCTAATGAAGGATAAGCTAGCTGAAGTAGATGATAACACAGTTCCAATGGGCGGAGTAATGACAGATCCTAATACATTTAGAACAGTTTATCCAAATTGGACAGGAATTAATCCATATGAAACAAGAGGTCCTGAAACACCTACGGGTACTAGAATAACAACAACACCAGGAACTACTTCTATTACATTCACAACTGGTAGCGGTTTAGGTGTAGGAACAACCTATACGACTAACGGAGCACCTAATTGGTATGCAACTTATTTTGCAGACTTAAATGATAAAACTAATGACTAACGACGAAATGATTATATGCCCTAAGTGCGGCTGTGATGGATGCTATAAAACTCCTATTAACGAGACAAAGAATAATTACTTCTGTTGGGGGTGTGGATTTCAAACTAACGATTTAATGAAAGAAGGGGAGTTTGACTTTACTGCATTCGAAGAAACTTTACCTGAACTCTATAAAGACGTTAAGTACGTAGATCAAGAAAGTAGAGTATGGTATCCTATTAGTATTAACTTACCAGATAGAGGTACAGTCTTCTTAAACGGAACATCAGCAGAAGATATTAAATGGTCTGCTATTAAAGTAGTAGAGTTAACAGAAGAAGAAAAAAAAGAGCCTAAGTACAAAGGCTTAACCTATAAATCGGATGCTAAGTCTTTACAGAACTTTGGAGAAGATTTTATAGAAGCTTGCGACTATATCGGATTATTTTAAAAGCAAACTATGAGAATAAGTTACGCAATTCCTGTATGTAATGAAGATAAAGAACTAGACAGGTTATTAGCTCAGTTACTGTTTTACCAAACTTCCGATATGGAAGTAGTAGTGCAATGTGATCAAGGCAATACATCCCCTGAAGTATATAGAGTTTTAGATAAATACTCAGCTTTTATTCACGTGATAGAGTTTCCACTAAAAGGAAACTTTGCTGCTTTTAAGAATAATTTAAAGAAGCATTGTACCGGAGCTTGGATATTTCAAATAGATGCTGATGAATATCTAAGTGAGAATCTTATAAAGAATCTTCCAGCTATCTTGCAATCTAATCCTACAGTAGATTTGCTTCTAGTTCCTAGAATCAATACAGTAGAAGGGTTAACTCAAGAGCATATTAACAAATGGCAATGGAGAGTTGATGAAAAAGGATGGGTTAACTTTCCTGATTATCAGACTAGAATCCTTCAAAATTCCCCTAAGATAAACTGGGCAAGTAAGGTTCACGAAGTACTTACAGGACATAATAATTATGTAATGTTACCTGCTGAAGAAGCTTATTGCCTGTATCATCCAAAAGGAATAGAAAGACAAGAGAGACAAAATAATTTTTATAGCGCATTATGAAAATAGCTTTTTTAACAGAGATGGGGTTTGAAGGCAAAGTTCCTGCTAATCATTCTAATATGAGAACAGAGTTTGCTTGGATGCATGCTCTTAATGCCGATCATAGGCACCTTCACCATTATGCAGAAGTTCAAGATTACGATCACGTTTTTATTATCTTTCCTAAAGGTAAGACCTTTTTAAGCGCTGAAGGTTCAAGACTAATTAACGGAGAGAATCCAGTAAGCGGATTACTTAATTCGAATCTAATAGAGATACTAAAGAAAAATAATAAGAAAATTTACTACGTACAAGAAGGACCTCACTGGTGGTGGAATGATTATGAATTAGCAGATCAGATAAACTTTTATAACATGCTTGCAAAAGTAGATGCTATCTTTGCACATAACCACTCTGATTTAAATTACTATGCTGGTTTATTTCCAACTAAAACTATAATGCTTATTCCTTCTTTAATGATAGAAGATTCTATTAAAGCTATAGAATGGAAGCCTGAAGAGAAGGCTATTATAGGAGGTAACTTTGCTAGATGGTACGGAGGTTTTGAAAGTTATTTGGTAGCTCAAGAGTTTAAAGTTCCTACTTGGGGACAGACTTCTCATGCTATAAGAGAGGGCGAAGAGCAGATAGTACAGCACCTCCCTAGAGTAATGTGGACTGATTGGATAAAGCAATTAAGCACTTTTAAATACGCAGTACATTTAATGCCTACTGTAGCAGCGGGTACCTTTAGCTTAAACTGTTCTTACTTAGGCATACCTTGTATAGGAAACGCCGCAGTAGATACTCAAGCTTATTGTCAACCAGATCTAGCTGTAGAGATACAAGACGTTATGGTTGCAAGAGACCTTGCAAAGAAACTTATAGAAGATGAAGACTTTTATAAGCATTGCAGTAGACAAGCAAAAGCAAATTATAGAAAGTATTACGACTTAGAGGTTTGGAAGTCACAAATGAAAATAAAATTAAATGATACAGAATAGGTTTATACTTATATCGACAGTTTATAACAAAGAGAAGTGGGTTGGCTTTAATGTTAATAGTATTAAGCAACAATCCTATAAAAACTTTCTTGCAGCTTATGCATATGATGTATCACAAGATAAAACTATTTGGGAGTTATATAGAAGTATTTCACAAGATGAAAGGTTTCATATCATAACTAACGAGGATAAAGATAGTCAAATAAGCAATTTTATGTATTGCTACAATAAACTTAAAGAACGTAATCTAGTAAATCCAGACGATATTATAGTAGAAGTAGATGCAGATGATTGGCTATTACATCCTTTCGTCTTCGATTATCTAAATGAAGCTTATCAAGATCCTAATGTGTGGATGACTTACGGACATTACATAGAGTATCCTTCAGGTAAAGTAGGAGGTCATTTTCATATGCACTTACCTGATGATAATAATATAAGACAGAGTCCCTTTGCCTATAGTCATTTAAAGACTTATAAAGCATGGTTATTTGATAAAGTACCTCAAGAGTATTTAATTAATCCGGAGACAGGTAAGTATTGGAATATTACAGCAGACTTTGCTATGTGTATGCCGATGGTTGAAATGGCTGGTAAAGATAGAATTATTAGATTTGATCAACCAGTATACGTTTATAATTCAGGAGATGATTCTGGATCAGAAAGTAAATCTAGATTAGAGGAGCAGAAGAGAGTCGAAAGCCTTATTAGAAATTTAAAACCTTTGCAAAGATTATGAATTACATAAGCACAAATCATAGAGGAGGAATAGGTAATGTTATGTTTAAACTAGCAGCATCAATTAGTGCTGCATGGGATAATAATGTTGATTATATTTTCTCTAATGAGTTTATTAGACCTAGCGATATACATTACATACCTGGAAGCTTAGGGAGGCCAGCTACTCAAGGATATGTTGACTACAGAGTATACTACAGTAATATTTTAAGAAATGTTCAGTTTATAGATAAACTTCCAACTCCTTATACTACCCATACAGAGCCTAGCTTTAATTATAGCCCTATTCCATATACTCCAGGAACTAGTTTATTATTAGACGGACAGTTTCAAAGTGAAAAGTATTTTGAGAAACATAAGGATAAGATAGTAGACCTTTTTAAAGCTACAGACGAAATAGAAGCTCAAATACGAGAATTTATTCCTAATGTAAGTGACTTAGCTTTCTTACACGTACGTAGAGGAGATTACACTCAGTTTCCAGATCATCATCCATTAATTACTAGAGAGTTTTATGAACAAGCTGTAAAAGAAATTGGAGAAAATAGAACTTACCTTGTCTTCAGTGATGATTTAGAAGAAAGTAAAAAGCTCTTAGACTTTATACCTAATAAGCATTTCTATACTTCCGGGGTAGATTGGATGGATTTCTATATAATGAGTCTATGCGGAGATAGTATTATCGCTAATAGCTCTTTTAGTTGGTGGGCTGCTTATTTAAACGCTAACCCCAACAAGAAAGTAGTTGCACCTGCAACTTGGTTTGGTCCGGTTTATGCTCATTTAAATACAGAAGATTTAATACCTAATAATTGGATAAAAATATAATATGGAGAAAATATACTCAAAGATTGAACCAGAAACTTTATTACATATCGTTGTAAGAAAAGAAGATATGCTACCTGGAAGACAGGATGTAGTATCTGAAGAGAACTTTATTCAATGCTCTATTCTTAATATGGAAGAGGGTAAAACATTTAGACCTCATAGGCATATTTGGAAGCAGAGAGATAGATTAGTTATAGCTCAAGAGAGCTGGATAGTAGTTCAAGGTAAAGTTCAATGTACTTTCTACGACTTAGATAATACTATCCTTGCAACTCCAGTACTAGAAGTAGGAGATGCTAGCTTTACTCTACAAGGAGGACATAATTACCTTATCCTAGAAGATAATACCTTAGTATATGAATATAAGACTGGACCTTACGAAGGACAAGCTCTTGATAAAACTTTTTTAGATGCCTGAATTAACTTTAGATAACTATCATCTCGCTTTGTGGAGAGATCATGAGGGAGATTATACTCATATCCTGAACCATAACTTAAGTACAAATTCTACTGTCGTAGAGTTAGGAGGCTTTACTGGAGTTTGGGCTACTCAAATACACAGTAAGTTTCAATGTAACGTATATGCTATAGAACCTATAGAAAAGTTCTATAATCAAATGGTTGATAAGTTTAAAGACCGAAGTAGTATACATTTATTAAACGTAGGAGTTGGAGTAGAAGATAAAAAAGGAATAATATACCTTAGCGATGATGGATCTTCTTCTAATGCAGAAAGTAGTATACCGGTAGAGGTTGAATTTAGAACTTTAAATCGTATATTAAATGAATGGGATATTAAAGAAGTAAACCTCTTACAGATGAATATAGAAGGAGATGAGTATCCTATTTTAGAAAATATGTTAGAAACTGGAATTATAGATAGAATTAAAACTCTACAGGTTCAGTTTCATTTAGGAATTGAAAATGATAGAGAAAGAAAAGAAGTTATTCATGAAGGATTAAAAGTAAGAGGATTTAAATTAAAATACAGCTATCCGTTTGTATGGGAGGCTTGGACAAAAGAATAATAAAATGCATAATATTAAAGGTATAGGAACAAATGTCTTTGTTAGTCCTAACGTAGAGATAAAAAGACCTCAGCTAGTTGAGATAGGAAGTAACTGTGCAATTGATAGCGGGTTCTACTGTACGACTGCTTTAACGATTGGCGATTATGTTCATATAGGACCCTATGTTACTATTATTGGAGGACCAAAAACTTCCCTAACTGTAGGACACTTTAGCGGTATAGCAGCTGGGTGTAGAATAATTTGTGCATCAGAGAAGCATATGGGAGAAGGATTAGCAAATCCAATGGTACCGGATGAATATAGAGATGAAGTTATAATGGAGCCTATAGTTATTGAAGAGTTTGTTACTATAGGAACTAATGTAGTAATTAGTCCAGGTGTAACAATAGGACAAGGAGCTGTAATAGGCGCTAATTCTTTTGTTAATAAGAATATAGAACCTTGGACAGTTTATATAGGAAGTCCTGCTAAGCCTTTAAAGAGTAGAAGAAAGGATAAAATTGCAGAGTATGCAAAAGCATTAGGCTATAACATTGAAATTAAATAAGCTATGAAACTAGATAACGTAGGTATAAAAGGAATTGGTTCTTATGTTCCAATGCAAGAGATTCCTAATAAGAATATAGAAGACCTTAACGTAGGTACAACCTCTGAATGGATTTCTAAGAACTTAGGTATAAATAAAAGACGTATTGTTACAGACGAACTACCTTCTGATTTAGCCTATCAAGCAGCTTTAAATGCAATTGCAGATGCAGGGCTTGATAAAGAAGATATCGATCTAATTATAGTAGCAACATCTAGTCCAGATAGAATAGCTCCTTCTACTGCCTGTATAACTGCCGGTAAACTAGATTTAAAAAGACCGGCTTTTGATATAAATGCAGTATGTGGAGGATTTGTTTACGGTATGCAACTAGCAACTAACCTAGTAAGTACAGGACAATATAAAAATGTTTTATTGATTGGAGCAGATGCTTACTCTAAGAATACAGATTGGAGTAATAGAAGCTGTGTTTTCTTTGGAGACGGTGCAGGTGCAGTTATCTTATCTAAAATAGAAGGCGCTTGGGTTGATACAGAAATATACGGAGACGGAACTGGAACCGAAACTGCTCCTAGCGATTCATTTACCTGTTATCACGGGGAGAATTTTAATATGAATGCAGGTGCAGTATATGAGTTCGCTACTAAAGTACTGCCGGATTCCATTAAGAGAATGATGGACAATCATAGTTTAACGAACGAAGATATAGATTTGATGATACCTCATCAACCTGGACATAGAGTTTTATTTAAAACATCAGAAATTTTGGATTTCCCATTAGAAAAGGTTATCTTTAATATGACTAACTTCGCTAATACAGCTGGTGCATCTATTCCAATGGCTTTAGATAAAGCTTATAGGGAAGATAAAATAAAGAACGGAGACGTTTTAATAATGCCAGCAGTAGGATCAGGTTGGGTATGGGGAGTTACATTATTAAAGTATATTAGATAATATGAAAAAGATAGTAGTATTTGGAGCAACAGGAGGAGTTGGTCAAAAGCTAATTCCTTTTCTAGAGCAGAAGTATCAAGTTACTGCTCTTGGAAGTAAGAATGTAGATGTAACTTCTTTTGAAGAGTTAAAAAGCTTTTTTACCGATTATGAGTTTGATATAGTATTAAACATGAGCGGTTTAAAATACGATGTTTTCTTAAGTAAGATTAACGAAGAGGATCAAAAGTCAATTAATGATATGATTGATGTTAACATAAAAGGAAATATTAATATCGTATCAACATGCTTACCTAAAATGATAGAGAAGAAGTACGGAAGGATTATATCTATCTCATCGGTATTTTCTGAATTAAACGTACCTAAGAATTCAATCTACTGTGCAACAAAAGCATTTGTAGATAGATTTATAAGTAACGCTAACAAAGAAAATATAAAGTACGGCATAACTTGTAACAGTATTCAGTTAGGATATTGGGATGGAGGAATGTGTCATAGAGTAGAAGAGAAATATCAAGAAATGGCTAAAGAGAAAATAGGCTTGAAGAGATGGGGAAGCATTGAAGAGCTTTATAACACAGTTAACTATATAGTAGATAACGAATATGTATGCGGTGTTAATTTAAGAATAGACGGCGGATTATAATATAAAATTTTAAATAATAAACTATGAGTACAAATTACTTTACTGACAAGCACGCTCTAGACATACCTTGGATAGAGTCTCCTTTCTTTTATGATATTTTAGAAAAGGATACAACTCTAACACCAGAACAAAAAGAGATGTGCGTACAGTACCACGAAAAAGGATACCTTATCGTCGATACGAAGCTAACAGATGAAGAAATAGATAACACTGTAAAAGACATGTATACAGCACTTGGAGATGATTCTACAAAGTACCATGCAGACCACTTTACCTATTCTGATAGTAGAAGAATTTTTGAACACTGGAGAAAGAGTGATGCAATTGCAAACCTTACTGTAAATCCAGCTGTATTAGATACTTTATCTTTCTTGTACGACAAGGAACCATTTCCCTTCTCGACTATTAACTTTATAAAAGGAAGCAATCAACCTCTACACAGTGACATTATACACTTTCATACTGTACCTGCATTATGGATGGTAGGGGTTTGGGTCGCTCTTGAAGATGTAGATGAAACAAACGGATCATTAAGTATCGTACCAGGAAGTCATAAATGGCCTTTATACGAGTACCATAACTTAAACTTACCTCATCCAGATGAAATTGAAAACGGAGAAGCTGTAAACTATGCAAAGTATGAGCAATTCTTAATTGACTTGGTAAAAGCTAAAAAAGCAGAAAAGTATACAGTAAAGCTTAAAAAGGGACAAGCCTTAATATGGGCAGCTAATATGCTACACGGGGGCTGTAATGTAGAAGGTGTAACTGATTTCACTAAGACACGTTTGACTCAAGCAAACCATTACTTCTTTAAAGGATGTAGTAAGCATTATCATCCAATGTTCTCTAGACCTCTAGAAGGACAGTATGCAATAAAGTGGTGTAATGATGAGAACAACGTAAAGACTTACTTACAAAATAAATAAGCTATGAACTTCAATGTAGTAACAGAGTTTGAAAATAAGATAGCAGAGTTCTTTGGAGCTCCTTATGCTGTCGCAGTTGATAGTTGTACACACGGTATTGAACTAGCTTTACGCTATACAGATGCTAAATTAATTAGCGTACCAAAGAATACCTATCTCTCTATTCCTTTTCTAGCTCAGAAGCTAAATTTAGAACTATGTTGGAAAGAAGAGAATTGGGTAGATTACTACTACCTAGCTGCAGGCATCATCGATGCAGCTGTATTATGGAAGCCTAAAAGTTATATACCAAATACTTTTATGGGAATTAGTTTTCAATACCAAAAACACTTATCTTTAGGTAGAGGAGGTATCTTACTTGTAGATAATTCTCATGCTGCAGAGCAGATTAAGAAGATGTCTTACGATGGTAGGTTACCTAACATACCTTGGAGAGATCAAAACATAGATACTGTAGGGTACCATTACTATATGACACCTGAAACAGCTCAATTAGGAATAGACAAATTACCAAGGGCTATTGAAACAGAACCAAGACAATGGACTGTAAATGATTGGCCCGATTTAACACAAATGGAAATATTTAAAAAATGAAGAAAGCCTTTATTACCGGTATAGCCGGCCAGGACGGAAGTTATTTAGCAGAGTACTTACTAGAAATGGGATACGAAGTACACGGGATTATTAGACGTAATTCAATACCAGAAAATCAACAAAGCCGTTTAGAAAAAGTAAAAGAGAGATTACACGTCTCTTACGGCGATTTATTAGATCAATCTAGCATAGAACATTTACTTGATAAGGTACAGCCTGATGAGATTTATAACATAGCTGCACAAAGCCATGTTCGTATTAGCTACGACATACCTCAATTTACTGCTCAAACAAATGCAGTAGGAGTATTAAATGTATTGGAGGCTTATAGACGCTCTTGTCCTACAGCTAAGTTTTATCAAGCTAGCAGTTCAGAAATGTTTGGTAGCTCTGTAGATGCTGATGGATATCAGAGAGAGTCTACTCCAATGACTCCAGTATCACCTTACGGATGTACAAAGGTATTTGGATACAACATTGTAAGAAACTATCGTAATGCTTATAAGTTACATGCATCGAATGGTATCTTATTTAACCATGAATCACCTAGAAGAGGTTCTAACTTTGTAACTAATAAAGTAGTTAAGTCTGCTGTAGAGATTTATTTAGGGCAGAGAAAAGATTTAGTATTAGGTAACTTAGATGCTTATAGAGATTGGGGTCATTCAAAAGACTATGTAAGGGCAATGCATTTAATTTTACAGCAACCTCAAGCAGGTGATTGGGTAGTAGCTACAGGCGAGACTAGATCAGTAAGAGATATGTGTGAGTATGTATTTAGTAAGTTGAATATGGATTATAAAGAGTATGTTAAACAAGATAATAAGTTTTTAAGACCAGAAGAGCTTCCTTACTTAAAAGGAGACCCAACTAGAATTAAAGCCTTAGGATGGGCGCCGGAATATACCTTTGAAACTATGATGGACGAAATGATCGAGTATTGGATGGTACAGTTACGTAAAGCAATTTAATATGAATCAAGAGATTACATTTATAATTCCAGTTAGAAATAATCAGAAATACGCTCTACAGGCCTATAGGTCTATTAGAAAGTATCATTCTGATGAGCACTACATCGTACTACTAGATGATGCTTCAACAGATAAGACTTGGGAGTGGATAGAGCATACAGCTAAATGGGATGAGAAAGTTATAGCATATAGAAACGAAAGTAAAGAGAGAGTAGGACATACTGTTCTTTACGATAAAGGTATAGAGTTAGCTCCTACTGAGATTATTTCTATCTTACATAGCGATATGGTTATAACTGAGAATTATGTTAAGAATGTATTAAAGCATTTAAAGCCAGGAGTAGTCGTAAGTGCAACTAGAATAGAACCTCCTTTACATCCTCCTGGACCTGAGAAGTTCGTAAAAGACTTTGGTATGGAACCGGATGAGTTTACAGCTAAGCAGGAAGAGTTTGACGAATTTGTTAAAAGCAAAGAGACAGAGTATAGAGGTATAACCTCAGAGGGTATCTTTGCGCCTTGGGCTATAAACAAAAATGATTTTATAGCAATAGGCGGACATGATTTATTATTTGCACCAATGGAGTTAGAAGATTCAGATATTTTTAATAGAATGTTCCTTGCAGGGTATGAATTTATTCAATCAAGAGATGCATTTGTATATCATATGACCTGTAGAGGTAGTAGATTTAAAGACGGAATAGAGATTGAAAGAGAGATACCTTTACCTGATGGAACGATTTGGTATAAACCAAAAGACTCTCAAGAGTATTTAGATTTAAGAAATAATAAATTTAGAGAGTGGTGGAGAAAATGGCATACAGATGTTCTTCATGATGAGAATATGAAACCAATAGTACCTAATAGATACGAAACAGCTTTTGTAATTAAGAACGCTACCTTGGATGTAGTTATGGCTTTAGAACCTTGGTGCGATATTTTATATACTGACGACGAAATGGGTATAATAGAGGCAGCTTATTATGAAACGGAACATAAAGAGACTATGTTTGATCTAAAGAGTAAATTTAAACATTATAAGCATACTACTCCAAAAGAAAATATAATAGTAGAATTCGACGCAAAGACTTTAACCGAAGCGCATTATAGAAGCTTTATAAAGCAAATACCTCAAATTTTAGATACAGTAGAGACACCAGGCAAATACCAGTTTGATATATTTACATTAACGGTTAATAGCTTAGAGAAGAAAGAGATAATTAAACCATGGTTCAAGAATGTATTTTAAATATTTATAGGTATGAGAAGAATAGCAGATTTATTGTTAGAAGCAAACATTGTTCCGGATACTAGGTTTAAAAAACAGCTCGAAAAAGCAGTTAAATATTTAAATACGAAAGGCAAGGTTTTACTTATAACTACTTCAAATAGAGGTGAGTATGCAAGAAAAGATCTACACGATAGCCCTAAATCTACCCGTATTGCAGAAGTAATTCAAAGATCTTTAGGTGCACACAGATGTATTCTAGTAGATGTATCTAAGTTAAAGATATATGAATGTGAAGGAAATGTATCTAATAACGACGGCAATAGCTGCGGAACTAGAGACTGTAAAGAAAAAGATCCTGCTAAGAATCCATCAGGGCATTTAAGATGCTGGGCTTCTTTTCATAACGAAGACGATGAGCTCTGGAAAGTAGTAACTCCTTTATTAGAATCTCATGTAGTAGTATTCTTAGGATCCATTAGATGGGGACAGACAAATGCTTATTATCAAAAACTAATTGAAAGACTAGATTGGATAGAGAATAGACATAGTACTTTAGGAGAGAGAAATATAGTAAAAGATATTGAATCAGGATTTATCTTTATAGGTCAAAACTGGAATGGAAGTAATGTAGTAAAGACCCAAAAGCAGGTTCATGAGTTCTACGGCTTTAAACCAGTAGACGAACTTTATTTTAACTGGCAGTATACAGAAGATGCAGAAGAAGAGTCTAAAGATAGTTACAAAGACGCAGCAAAAGCATTAGATAACATTATTGATATAAGAACCTTATTATGATTAAATTAGAAGATAGCCAATTTGGGCCCAGCAAAAACTGGAGCAAGCCTTTAGAACACGACCTTCCTATCTCTATTGATCATCCTGCATGGGTAGAGATGTTCGATCAAAATGGATATAGACTTACGAAATTAGAATCTCATTACGCAGGAGTAAATAGTTATTCCACAGTTAATCATAGACACGAAGTTACTATTAGACAAGATTGGTTTAGCGATAGTAAGCCTTTGACAGGTGCTCATCTAAACCATGCCTACCTATTCGAAAGGAAAGGATATGAAGGAGCAGCTTTAAAACAGTTAAAGCAATATGCTCAAAGAAATAACTTAATACATAAACTAATAAATTATCGAGGCAAGTGGGGCGTTGATTTTAGTATGGATTACGTTAATAGCAAAGGGAATTCGATGGAACTTCTTCATTTTGAATATGACTCTTCTAACTATAATGAAATACGAGATATCAAGGGAAAGGTAGAGGAGATAGTAAAGAGAGCAGATTGGGATTTAGCAGCTCAAATACTCTTAGAAAAGAAACATGAGTGGATTAATTTAGAATTTTTCGAACAATCAAAATACAAGACAGACTTCTTCGGGCTGCCGGCTGAGAGATTTAAACAAAATGCCTGGGAATAAACTATTTATAATTATGAGAACAAATTTAAGCGAAGCATTACCGGCATTAATTCCAGAGTTTCCAGTAGAGATTGCTGGTCATCATCTTACTTTAAGATTTGATGTTAATATTAATAAGACAAAGAAAGGCGTTAAGCTTCAATTTGTTATGAAAGATGTACCTCAAGATCCTCGTCAGGCACAGCAAATGGCTAATGAGATTGGTACAGAGCTTCAGCAGAAGTTTGGTGATGCAGGTCTTCAGGTCGTATATGACGTAGAGAATCCATATAAAAATGTAATAGGTTTTTTACTTCCATTACCTTCTCTTGCTAACTATCTCATTAAGAACATATTCAAAAGCGAAGAAAATGGAGAGATGACTCAACAAACTCCAGCAGACGATTCTCAAGAAGAGCCAGCAGCAGAACCTCTTCCGGATCAAGAACAAGCACCAGCATCAGAAGAAGATCAAGTGAGAGAGATTATGATGAATAGAGCTGGATTAAAATAATAATAAAAAAAGGTTATGAGTAAAAGAGAGATACCTAAGGCCTTTTTTGAGCCTTTAGAGGATATACAAGCCTCTGATCTTCTAGATAACGAAGCTCTACTTAGTATGATTAAAGTAGAGACGCCTCTCGCTATTGAAGAAGCCTTCCGAAATAAAAAAACATTTGCTAGTCTATTTGAGATAAATGGAATGGGTCTTTATATAGATATTCCAAGACCTCATTGGGTAGCTGCACTTGAACAATGTATTAATTTTAAACTAGAGGAAGAGAAATTTGAAGACTGTATTAAGCTTAGAGATCTTATAGAAGAGATTAAAAAGCCTATTAAAAGAATTCCTAAAAAGAAAGAACATGGAGCAATCACTGAACGAGATACAGACAGTAATTAATAATTTACTGAATGTAAAGAGCTTGGTTAGGAGAAAGAAAAAGACTCAAGAGGCAAAGAAGAAAGAGCTTTTCATATCAATTATTAATTCTATTGAAGCAATTATTAATAGACAGAACTTAATGTATGCTGAGTTAAATTTAGACTTAGCTAACTACGATGAAGCTTTCTTAGACACTATCGATGCTCTAATTATATTACACTTTGGTAAAGAAGGAGCAGAGTTAATTGCTTATTTTCTTTGGGATAGAGTAGCTCCAGATGGTAGCATCGAACCTCTATTGGATGAAGAAGGTACTCCTGTCTATTTAGAAACTGCTCAAGATTTATGGAACTTATTAATCCGTATCAATCCAGCATATGGGGACTCAAAATAAAGCAGGAAGACCTAAAAGAGATTTAACTGAGAATGTGATTAGGAATGCTATGAAGCATACTCAATCTAACTTTCAGGCTGCTAGATATTTAAACATTACTATTGAAACTTACCGTAAGTATGCTAAACTCTACATCGATTTAGAGACAGGTAAGAACTTATACGAATTGCATAAGAATAACTCTGGCAAAGGAATTAAAAGAGTAAAATGGAATCATGAAATCTCTGTTGATAAGATTAACGAGATAATGGCTTCAGAAAGTTACAGAGCAATCAATCAACAAAAACTTAAGAATAGATTAATTTACGAAGGTATTCTCAGAATGGAATGTTATAACTGTGGACATCACGAGAAAAGAGTTATAGATTTTAAACAGCCTCTAATGCTCAGTTTTATAGATGGAAATAAACATAACTGGCAAGTAGATAACTTAAGGATGTTATGTTATAATTGTCATTTCCTATATGTAGGAGATTTATTCTCAGAGAAGCAGATACGTAGTAAAGAGGACTCTAATGCTCCTTTAATTAAAGAAGAGATTGATTGGGAGATAGACGATAACTTCCTTGCACACTTTCAGGACTTAGGACTAGAAAAGAAAGATGATTATCAAGAGGGAGATGAGTACATCTCAAAAGTTTAGTTAAATATATAACCTATTTATATTCAAATGGTAGATAAAGTAACATACGAAGTCTTAGATACTCTAGCAGAGAGGTACATACCAGAAGGAATTCATAGAATTCTTCATGTAGACAGTAGAGAAATGTGGATAGATCTTATGATAGCTTTAATTGAAAGTAAAACGATTCCAATGAAGGTATCTATAATAGCTAGATGTGCTACCTCTTGGGAGGCATTACTAGAGCAAAAGTTAAGTATACAAAACTAAATGAAAACAGTAACATCAGAAGGACTAACAGCAGGAGCGTGGGGATTACATATAACTAGCTTTTTAGTAGCTAGTATTCCTTACCTACAGGTATTATCTTTAATACTAGCAATCGGAGTATCTATTTTAACTCTCCGTAAGCTTGTAAAAGATTCTAAAGCAAAAAAAATAAGTTCTGATGAGAAAATCGATTAGCCAATTAGGCTTTTCTAAAATAGCAAACACTCAAGTCAATCGTCTTGAGCAATTCGATAAGCTAAAAGAAATAGCTAATCGAAACAACTACCCGCACAAAATAAAGCAGCTTACTGCTAAAGTCCAGAGCGAATATGATTTCTGGAATTTAAAAGATCCGTCTAGAAAGTTGGAAGACATTACAAAAGATCTTATCTTTATCAAATCAATTAGAGAACCTATCCTAGATAAGGAAAGGATTAATGAGTTGATAGAAAAATATGGCCTTAAGTAAACCAATAGAACCCCAAATTAAATTTACAGTTGAATATAAAGACAGTACTGGAAAAGTTACTGATCGATGGCACTACGATCTTAATAAGTTTAGGAACGGTCCTATATTAGTTGAAAATTTAGACTTACCCGTTAAAGAAAAAGTTGCTAAGAAGAAAAAGTTAAGTTAACTTTAGAGAAATAAAAAAATAGTTATGAAGTATTGTAAAGTTTGTAATAAAGAGATTCCAGAGAGAAGAGTTAAGCTAGGTTATAAAGATACCTGCGTTGAGCATTCAAATGCATTCAGGTATGTAGGTCTTGTAGCAGCATCAGGTAAATGTGACTATGAGATTTCTATTATCAGGGATAAAGAAACAGCTGATCATATGCAAAGATTAGCAGAAACAAGAGGAGCATTTTAATTATGTGGAAAATTAAAGAATATATTAGAAAGATTAAAAACCTGATTAGATGGGCTCCGATTATATGGAGAGATTGTGATTGGGATTATTATTTCATTTACGAAATGCTAAAGCATAAGCTTATATTTACAGAAAAGTTTATTCGTGAGAAAGGTATTCATGTGTTTAATACTGAAGATGCTGATAGTATTTTAAAGACAATTGATCTAATAAGTAAAGTACAAACTGAATATCATCTCGATAAGTATCTATCAGAAGCTACAGAATGGACTACTGAAGGAATAGATAAAGCAGTAGAGGATCATGATAAACTAAAGCAAGAGCTATTCCAGCATCTGAATGATAATATTGAAAAATGGTGGGATTAAAATTATAATTATGAATACAAAATTAAAAGCAATTTTAGGTTTAGCATCTATAAGTTTGTTAATTTATACGACATACGAGCAAAATAGAACTATTAATAGTCAAAAGTTTGAAATAGATTCTTTAAAGAAATCTATTGAACATATCGATAGCACAGCCTCTAAGCAGCTAGATGAACTAGAGTATTGGAAGAAGCAATACGATTCTCTTTATACCGATCATTGGACTCTAAAAACATACACCGACATAAAAGAAGGTAGAGCAGAAGAATAAAATTTATAGTTATGGAAATAACAAAAGAGGAAGTTGAGAGGCTTATCGGAGACAAAATCTTAACTTACAAGGTTACAAAAAGCTACCAAGGTTATAAAGTTACAAAAGTAAAAGTCATTGCTATTAAAGCTAAAGACTCTAAAGAAATTACTATTACTTTAAAGCCAAACAAATAGTTCCTAGCTTACATATTTAAACTATTTATATAGGAATGAATAAGCAGCTTACTATAGTAATCCCGTGTAAAAACGAAGGTAGAGGTGTTATTGATATCCTTAAGTTACTTCGTAGACAGCAGCTAGACTGTCAAGTTATAGTAGCAGATTCATCAGACGACGAAGACACTCTACTTCTCCTTAGAAAATATCAAGCAAATACTGCAACAATTATTAAAATAGTTAGAGGAGGATTACCTTCTGTAGCTCGTAATAATGGAGCTGCATATGTAAGAACTCCTTATGTTTTATTTTTAGATGCAGACATTTACTTGCAAGAGCCTAATATGATTAGTAAATGCTTAGCTACCGCAATTGGAGGAGATTATGATTTAGTCACTTGTAAGTTTAAAACATTAGATGGAAAGTACGACTGGATCTTTCAAGTATTTAATGTTGTGCAATGGCTTAGCTCTTTGTTTACTCCGTTTGCCATAGGAGGCTTTATGTTATTTAAAACAGATACATTCAGAACTCTAGGAGGATTTGATGAAAAAGCTAAAGTAGCAGAAGATTACTTATTAAGTTCTAAAGTCAAGCCTAGTAAATTTAAGATAATAAACAAAGTAGCTTATACTTCTAGTAGACGCTTTGAGAAGAAAGGAGTATGGTACATGGTAAGGTTAATGCTAGGCAGTTGGTGGAATAAAAATAATCCTGAATGGTTTAAAAATGATCATAATTACTGGAAATGAATTACAAAGCAATCATTGTTTCAGACCTACACTTAGGTACTAAAGATTCTAAAGCAGAAGAGTTTATTGAGTTCCTAGAACAACATCCAACAGATCTATTAATCTTAAATGGAGACATAATTGACGGCTGGGCTTTGAATAGAGGGTCAAAATGGAAAAAAAAGCATACCAAGGTAGTATCTAAAGTACTTAACCTTTCTAATAAGACTAGAATTATTTGGATTAGAGGCAATCACGATGAATTTTTATCTGAATTTATCGATTCTAAATTTGGTAATATTGAGATTAAAGAAAATCATATTATAAACACTAGCAAGTGGATAACTGGCGACTTGTACGAGCAACAACGTTATTTTGTATTTCACGGTGATGTTATAGACGTATTTATTACAAAGTACAAATGGTTATCTAAGATAGGCTCTATTGGCTATGATTTTGCTCTATGGCTTAATCGATGGTATAATAGATATAGGACATGGCGTAAATTACCTTATCAATCTATATCTCAAGACATTAAGGCCGGAGTGAAAGCAGCAACTAATTACGTTAATGACTTTGAAACAACAGCTATTAAAATGGCTGCTAAGAATGCTTGTCATGGAGTCATATGTGGACACATACATCAACCAGCTGATCTAAAAATCGGGAACGGACATTATTTAAATTCCGGTGATTGGGTCGAAAATAGAACAGCTATTTTGTTGGACTATCAAGATAAATTTACTATCTTTAAACTATAAAGTATATTACTATGTTTACATTATCAATCATTATGTTAATCAGCATATTCCTAATGGGAGCTATACTCTTTATCGATTGCAAAATAATAGAAGATCTTCCAGACGATAATGAGTGTAAAAAATGGTGGAGGAATCATATAATAGCTCCAGATCCAAAAGACTAATAAGCAAATACTAACTATTTATAATAAATATATTTCAAATGAGCTATATATCTCACGTAGATTATAAGAAAATGATGGACGGCTTTAAGAAAGGCGCTCCCAAGAAGATGTTAAGCGAATCTTTAGATCCTGTAGGTAAAGAAGATGGCGATATTGACAATGACGGCGATACTGATAAGACAGATAAGTACTTAGCAAATCGTCGTAAGGCTGTAGGAAAAGCTATCGGTACAGGAAGAGCGATGAAAGAGAGTCATCCTGGTAACGATCAATGGTATGAAGAATTTCAAGCTGCTATCTCAGGAATGGGACTAGCAGGAGAAGCAGAAGCTAGAGTAATGAAAGCCTTAGATCATACAGACCCAATGACTCAATACGGAACTATGCCAGCAGCACAAGCAGCAGCAGAATTTGTAGATGACCTAGGTATTATTGCTAATGATTACGATGATTATGATTACGAACCGGATACTGACGCTGATTACGAAGAGCCGAGAGATGATTTCGATATGGCAGGAGGAGATTTTAACGATGGTGAATTCTGGGAGAATGAAATAAAAAAGCTTCAAGAGATAGCTGGAGTTAGATCTCATGACGATGGTCCTGAAGATGAAGATAGCGAAGAAGAGAGAGAAGCGGGAAGAAAGAAAAGAGAGATGGATGATGAAGAGGCAGAGAATGCTGAGAGAGATTTAGACGAAGAAGAGGATAAGCCTAATATGCATGATCCAGAAACAGTAGCTAAGGTAGTTGTAAAAAAGTACGGTGCAGAACTAAAGCCAAAATTCGATAAGTACCAAGCAGCTTATGAAGAGCACATGCAAGATATTAGAAGCAATAAACCTAATCAGCAAGAATTATCTAAGGCATATAATGCAATAGTTAAAGACTTTCAAAACGAGGTTATAAACTGGGCAGGGCATGAAATGTTAGAAGCTGGAATGAAAAAAGTAGAGGTAAGTAATTTACTTTCAGGATACGGATACTTTGAAGATTGGTTAATGGACTACGTAAGTGCAATAAACAAAAACTTAAAAGGAATGGCAGAAGGCTTACATATGCCTCCATTACAAGCTACAGGACAAACTATAATGGCTAATGAAGATCAAGCTCCATTCGGAATGTCAGTATTATCTCCAGACGAAAGAAAGCAATTAAAAGAGTTTATTGAGTCTTATAAGACTATTAAGAAAGAAATTGCTAGCTTGTTAGAAAAAGCTGGAAAGAATCCAAAAATAATGGAAGGCTTTAATATTAAAAAGGAAGAAGACGAAGAAGTTCCTGCAGAGAGACCGGCTCATTATAACGAACCAACTAAAACTCCAAAACATAATCCTTCTAACCTGGGAGGAAACAGAACAGGCTTGGTAATGACTAAAGCTGAGATGTGGGAAAATGAAGAAGGTGAACACGAAAGAATAGAGAGTATGTTAGATACAAAGCTTCACGATGCATTCCATAAAGTAACTGGAATGATTATGAAGGACTTAATGGCCGATGGATTTGATGGAGGAGATATTAAAAACTTCCTTCAACACGAAATCGACGAGAAGGCTAAAGAGGCAATAAATGCACAATACGATTTTTAGATAAGAGCCCCGAAAGGGGCTTTCTTATTTGGTAACTTGTTTTTTTCTTCTTATATTTTTAGAGTTATGAGTAACGTTCAGGAATTTATTAAGCATGTTAAGTCTGAGTGCCGAGCACATGGAATTAAGTTTAGACTTAAGCCAACAAAGACTGTTAGTACTCCTGAAAATATCAGATGCGTTGGCTATTGCGAACCAGACGACCTCAAAGAATTATTTGTAGCTAGGAAAGACCAGAATTGGCTAATGACTTTAGTCCACGAGTATGCACATCTAACTCAATGGATAGATCAATGTAAGGAATGGAAAGATACCTATAAGATAGATAATGTAGATGAATGGCTAAACGGTAAAGAGGTTCCTAATATAGAAAGAGCTCTAGCTAAAACTAGAGATATGGAACTAGATAATGAAAAGAGGTCTGTTAAGTTAATTAAAAAATGGAACCTTCCTATAGATGTAAAGGTTTATACAAGGAAAGCAAATGCTTACGTACAGTTTTATAATTACCTCTACATGACAAGACGTTGGTGTCATCCTGATAACTCTCCTGCTAGAAACCCTAAAGTATGGAAGAAGATGCCTGCTAGCTTTAGAATGAATTATCAAGTAATGGAAGAAAAATATATAAAAATATTTGAAGAAGCAGGTATATAATTGAGATAAAGTCCTTATCTTCAGATATAAACCAACAACAAACAGTTATGAAGCACGAAGTATTATTTTTAAATTCAAGTAGAGCGTACGTATTAGTAGATAATACCTGGTACGATACAACAAGAGATTCTAATCCTAGAGTAGGAGAATCTTTCTTATTAGGTAAGATCGAAAAGGTTCTTGATCACGAAGCCTATACAAAGAAGTATCCAGAATCAAAGCAAGAAATCTATAACGAAGTAACAGACAAGACTATCTCAGGAGGCTATTTAAGAAGAGTAGTAGACGGCATGGTTAAGTATGCTGTTAATCCTTCTACACCAACGGTAGGTAGTAACGTTAAGAGAGATCTAGTAGAAGATTAAATACAACTATTTATAACTATATGAGCAATACTCAAGTAGTTAGAAAGATAATAGAGAAATTAGCAAGAGAGGTGCAGGATTGGAATGTAAAGAGTTCTAATATGCATTCTTCTGATGCTGATTGGTATATAGGATTTGAAGAAAACGATGAGGTAGGAGATCATGTAACGTATCTAAACCATTGGGATGCAGATAATACAGGTTATCTTGAGAATAAAGACGTTAAAAGAGATAACGGAATAGGTTATCAAATGAATGCAATGGATCAAATAACACCAATTAAATAATAATATGTTAAAGAAAATCGGAATCGTAGCAATTTTAGCCTTCGTAGGATATGGCTTATTTACATTAGGGGACATTAAAGGAACTGCTAGCTTTCAAGATAAGCTAGATAGCCTTGATAAGGTAAATGATTCTTTAGTAGCAGTAAATGTACTAGATGATAAGAAGATAGAAGAGTTGAAAGCTTTAGATAGCTCTCTAACTTATCAAGTAGAGCATCAAAAGACTAGAGTTATTAAGATAAAAGAGATAGTAGAGGTAGAAAAGAATAGGATAGATAATTTTACAGAGCACGAACTAGTTAGCTATTTAAATCAACGCTATCCAAAAGATACTACTACTCATCCCCTTCCAGTAGCACACCCGGTACTTACTTTTGTAGCTAAAGATTTAGCCGCTTATGACGGAGTTAAACATGAGATAGTAATTAAGGACAGTGTAATAGCTATACAGGAATCTCGTATTACTTTAAAAGATAGTACTATTGGCTTATATGCAAATAAAGAAATTCGCTTTAAGTCTATCATTAGTAATCAAGATCTTAAAATTAATCAGTGGTCAAAGCAATATGATAACTTAAATCTTAATTATAAGAAGTTACAAGTAAAGAATAAATTCCAAAAGATAGGATCCTATATCATTATCGGAGGACTTGCATATACTTTGCTTGTAAAGTAAACATATTTTAGATATAGAAGAGCCTACGAAAGTAGGCTTTTTTAATTTAAAACAGTTGGTAGATTGAGATAAAGTACTTATATTTAGATATGTTTAAGATTGACCCATATCGCATGTATAAGTTCGGTAAAACGAACTCAGATGACGTACTTGAAAGGTATGATCCAGCTGTACATACAAAACGTGCCTGGAGAAACGTACCGCTAGGTAGAGATTATGACGTAATGGTGTTATGGTCTATGTGGGTAACTAAAGAGAGAGCTGTAAAGGCTGAAGATTGGTTTAAGAAAACTTACCCTAAGAGATTTTATTCTTCATCTCTCTATAATGGAATAACGGAATGTAGAAACTGGTCTCAAGAAGAGTCTTATTACTTTAGTACTCTACTTGAAAAACATTACCCGAAGACTTCTGAGTATTGGCAAGAAATAGGTAAATTAAAAAGAGAAGGTACTCTAAAGAGTACTCATGATAAAGTATATTTTATAATGTTAACAAGAAAAAACAAATAACATGGCAGATCAAAAATTCACTCAGTATGCAGTGGTAGTCTTCACAGACATGAGCACTTTAATTAGCGAAGTAAATACCTTATTAGCTAGAGGATGGAACTTAGTAGGCGGTATTCAAGTATCGGCTCAAGGTACAGCTACATACCATTACCAAGCAATGGCGAAGTAGAACAAAACAAGATCCGGCTAACCCCGGATCTTTTATTTAGATTATGAAAGAGCAGTTAGATAGAATAGAGGCAAAGCTCGATAGAGTTATTAAAGCCTTACAGGAGTATGATGGACTAGACGAAGACTTTAATGAACCTGAGCTTGAATATGCTTGGAAGCATGTAAATCCTGTTGATGCAGAAAGGTATAATAGGCTGTTTGATGAAGTAGAAGTCAATAAGAGAATGGACATTATAGGACAGAACGGTAATACCGGAGAGCATTACGAAGAAAAACCTAAACCGAAGAAAAAATATTATCACAACAAAAAGAAAAAATAAATATGAATTTGTACAGAGTAATTGTCTTAAGAGAAGACAAAGAGAATCTAGAAAGAGGTGTATGGGCCGATAAAATGGAATTCAAAGGAGAGAGTATTTTATTCTCAATCTTTGATACTGATACCATGAGCGATAGACTAGTAGGATTATATCCAGCTCGTTATACTGTTGTTACCAGCGTAGAGACTAAAGAAGAGTTCGATAAAAGAAAAGGAACTATCTAATGAATCTATTCTACGGTATACTTTACGGCTTATTAGGGCAAATAGGATCCTATATGCAGTTCCAAGGAGCTATGAAGCTAGGTTGGTATCCAAAATACTACTGGCCAATGATGTTACTAAGCATCCCTGTAGGTATTGTCTACGTTAAATCTGTTGAGTATTTTGTAGCAGCATTTAGCGGTGAAATATGGCCTAGTCGCTTGATTGGATTTGGTTTAGGGATAGTTGTATTTAGTTTATTAAGTCATTATCTCTTTAAAGAACCATTTACCTTAAAGACCTTGGTATGTATAGGATTAGGAGTACTAATTATAGCATTACAAATATTTTGGAAATAAAACTTTAATTATGTTAAGTAAAATTGAAATTAGATTAATAGACGACGAAGGTAATATGTCTAAAGCATTTGTTGACTATAGAGGCTATGCTAAGATGCTAGTTGAACATAAGATTGATATGATTAACGACGCACTTGTAGATATGGTAGCTCATTACAACTACAAGAAGGAATTAGAGATAAAAGTAAAAAAGGATCCGATAGCAGAACACGAAGCAAAGGGGGCGCCGCATAAGCATTAAGGGGCGTCGCGATCACTTATATATATATTTTTAAGATATAATGCACTTCGTTCAAGCTGGACCCTACCCTGTCTTGAGTACTAAACCCAATCACGATGACATTTAAAGACTTGATGTGGATACCGACCTCCATAACTATAATCGATAACAAAGGAAAGGCCTATAAAGGCTACCCCGCACCATGGGACTTATTCAGCTATACGCTAGAGTTAATCCGAATAAATCGCGAGGCCTGATCCTCAAAAATAAGTATATATAAAGTTGATAGGTAGAGTAATTCTATCTATCTTTATGTTAATTAATAAGAGTTATGTATAGCAGTTTATCATTTTATCCCAATCTAACCCCGCGACAAGTTATCGAGGCAGGCGCCTTTGGCGGGTCTTATTTCGGATTACCTATCGTGGGTGCGGTGGAGTATGACTACGAGGCGTTATTCGAATATCATTTCAACGGGCTCGATAGGGAGTTATACCTGAGTGATAAGTATAAGCCTAAGTTAAATAAATGGGGAATAAGGTCTGGTATGGATTACCGATACTGGAAGGATATGGGTTGGATGCATAAAGATGATCCATACGGATGGTTCGAATGGTGGTGTAAGTACGATATGGGAAGGAGAGGTGAAGATGATAAAAGACAGATAGCGAGGTGGCAGGACTTCTGCGGTATAAAGGGTAGATGGAGAAATAACATATACAGTAAAGTAGCAAGTACTAAGGACTGGAAGGTTAGTCCGCGTATACAGCAATCGCTCTTACACTGGGGTTATGAGGTGAATAATAGCGATTATCTAGAGTGGAGTATAAATAAAGAAAAAAGTTGGTAGATAGATTAGTTTTATCTATCTTTAGTTAAATAATAAAAGTTATGAAAACATTTTTACTTATCTATTGGATCGCGACAACTATTATCGGAGTAATATGGATTGCAAAGCACCCCTCAAGTAAGCGAGGTGATGATGAGGAGTATGTCACTCTACTTGAGATAATTGCAATGATATTTCCTGCCGCTATCGTATCATGGGTAATGGTTCCTATGATGATATTGAATGAAATTAAATTCAAACGTAAGTAATATGGATAACGGTAAAGGAGAAGAACTATTCAAACAACTAAGATCAATCGATATGACAAATGCTAAAGAAGAACTACTAGGTCACCTAGAAAGAACAAAGAGTGTAGTTAAATGTGCACACGTCTATGGAGGACCAGGTCATTACTATTGGGATGATCATGATAACTATATAACCAAGGATCCTTTCCTATTAAAGGAAGGTTATACTCAAGAAGAGTATACAGAGTTCCTAAGCAAATTAGACTTCAAATATGATAGTGGGTATGGAGGCCAAGAACTATTCGGCACAGTATGGCTTAAGAAAGATAATACCTGGCTATCAAGAGGTGAGTATGATGGTTCGGAGTGGTGGGAGTATAATGAATGTCCAGTAATACCAAATGAATTAAAAGCATAATATGGAAGGTATATTAAAGTTTAATCTAGATGATCAAGATGATCAGATAGCTCATCTAAGAGCAGTCAAAGCTTTAGATATAGCTATGGCATTATGGGACGTAGATCAATACTTAAGAAGAACAATTAAGCATGCTCCTGATTCTATGTCTAAGGAAGTATACGACGCTCTACAAGAGACTAGAGATGAACTCTATAGGATCATGTCTCATCATTCAGTTGACTTGGATAATTTAATTAAGTAATTAATATGAGAATTTTACACATAAGCGATACTCATTGCATGCATGATCTATTTCCTAAAGAGAGATTTGAAGGAATAGATATGGTGATACATAGCGGTGATTGTTCTAATAGTCCATTCCTAGAGTCTTCCAAGAGAGAGATAACAGAGTTTTTAGAATGGTATGGAAAGGTTCCTGTCAAGTATAAAATATTTGTAGCAGGTAATCATGATACGGCTATAGCTAGAAAGCAAGTAGAGCATTCTGATATGCTGTTAAAAGATATTATCTATTTAGAGAACGAGTCTGTTGAGATAGAAGGACTAAAAATATGGGGTTCACCTATTACACCTACGTTTGGTGATTGGTCTTTTATGAAGGCTAGAGACAAGACACACTTTGTATGGGATACTATTCCAGATGATACAGACATATTAGTTGTACATGGACCTCCTAAAGGCGTACGCGATCTATCCTATAATAGAGATAACGATTTAGAGATGTGCGGTGATAAGGCTCTCGTAGCGGCTGTAATGAGAGTGAAGCCAAAGCTAATGCTATTTGGACATATACATAACCTTAAGGACATTGAAAATCAAGGAGTTAGTACCTATCATAGACTACCAAACACGAAGTTCTCTAACGCATCATGTGTAGAGGATGGAAAGTTTGACTATGGATTAACCTCATTCGGTAATATATTTAAATTATAGACATATGGAACCAAAAGAGAAAGCATTAGAGTTATATAAATACTACGAGCAATTAGGTAGAGACTTCACAAGAGGAGTATCGATGGTAGAATTTGCAAAGCTATGTGCAACAAAAGTAGTAGATGAAATCATAACAGAGAGAGAGGTAATCTATGCTTCTCTTGGAATACGCACCGGAGAGTTTTGGATAGAAGTAAAAGCAGAAATAGAATCTCTATAAAAAATATTAAAACGAATTGCTAGTTAGGTGTTATAACTATATAACAAATTAAAAATTACCTTATGACAAAGAAAGAAGAGCTAATTGAAGCTCAAATTAAGAAATTTATCGATCTAGGGATTGCTAATAACCTAGAAGTTTCATTTGATATCTACGAGATAGAGGATATAAACCAAAATAGCGGCCTGTCTGGTGATATTATGGTAGATGGAGTTAATATTGTAGAGGTTAAGCTACCTAAGAGAGAGCTTACGTGGCTGGAATTATGGAAGTATGCAAATAAACTCTATTTAAAGAGCGGAGATGTAGATCATTGCTTTATCGAAGATTTTGAATTAAAAGAAGTAGACGGAAAAAGATATATCGAAGTATCTTTTGGAAGTTAATAAAAAAGTTGTTAGCCTGATTTATAGTCACTATCTTTATACTCTAAACAAATAAGAATTATGAAAAAAAACGAAATAAATCTAGAGAGCGTTTTAAAGAAGTTATCTTCTAAAGAACAGTATTGGATTCAACAAGGTACATTAAAGTACGAATTCCTTAAGAGTAAGTTAACTGAAGCTATTACAAACAATCCATTCGGAGACCATTATTTTATTTATTCCGAACCGGGCTATTCTAAGACTTACACTACTCAGGAAATATGCAAGCAAAATAAAGTAAAACCATTTACAGTTTCAGGTAATGCTGGAGTATTTGCTTTTGCAGCTAATTTAGCTTACGTACTCGAAACGACTCCTGGTACAGATAAAATTAGAGTTATATTTGACGATTGTGATTCTTTATTTGAGAGGCAAAATATTAATGTAGTTAAGGGAATGTTTGATAAGTCTAGAAATGTATTAGGCTGGAATAAAGCTTTAACTCCCGCTATCTTAGCTTCATTAGACGAAGATATGGGTGCTTGTTTACAAGAGTATAGAGCAGTAGGTAGAAGTGGATTTGAGATTCCAACAGATAGATTTACTTTTATTACTTTGACTAATAAGCCTCTTGCTAGTTCGGTTGATATCGATAATGCTACTGAAAGTAAAAAGCAAATAAAGAAAGACGAGAATGCAGTTCGTCGTAGAGTTGAATACGAAGACTTGAGTATGGATACAAACGTTGCTTGGGGCTATTGTGCAAACGTTTTATTAAACCAACCTTTAATTGAAAAGTATTTACCTAATGCTACTTTAGAGGAAAAGCTAGAAATGTTAAACTGGACTTCGCCTGCTAATAAATGGAGTAGAATTACTGACCGTAACTTATCTTTATTCGAAAAAATGGCTAAAGACAAGATAAAATATCCAGATAATTACTTAGATAAATGGGCTTCATCTTACTTAATTTTAATTTAATATGAAACTAACACCAGAACAGATACAGGCAAAGCTTGATAGCTTTAATAAGGAGTATAAGGAAAGCGGGTTAACTGACGGTAAAATTTCTAAAGCAGCTGCCAGGGAAGCTGGTAAGAAGGCTGGTCTATTTAAAAAAACAGAAGAACAAAAAAAAGCTTTAATTAAAAAATACGGAACTGTTAACGGTGCGATGCTATCTCTTGAAGCTAGGCAAAAAGTAAAGGCTACTCAAATTGAAAAATATGGTAAAATAAACGGCCATTTAAATAATATGAATACTAGCGCTAAATCATTATCTTCTAGAAAAGTTTCTGAAAAATGGAAAGAAGGACATAAAAAAAGTTTAGCAGCGTGTCATGCACCTGAAGCTAAAGCTAAATCAGCGGCAAAACATAAAAAGCCTGTATTACAATATGATTTACAAAATAATTTTATTAAAGAATGGCCCGGTATAGTAGATGCTCAAAACAATACGGGTATAGGTAGACATAATATTGGTATGTGTTTAAAGACAAAAACAAAGTCAGCTGGAGGATTTATTTGGAAATATAAGAACGAACAATAAAAAACCAACCTTATGATAGTAGTTTATATGCAGGATACGCTTAAGATGCTAGGGGAATTTCCTAAGCCTTCAAGAGTCGGACAGACAGATAGAGGTGCTTATATCGTATACGAATTCCCAAGTAAAGAAGAGCAGAAGAAACATATAATAGACATCATGGAAGCAGATGAAAGAGATGGATTATATAGTTAAATAAAGTTATATGAATAGAGAAAAATTAACAGAACTTGTATACATCAATCTAGGACGAGCATCGATGTGTTGGTCAGAGATTCCAAAAGGAGTATTTGATAGTACAAAAGCAGCAGAGCTCGGAAAAGAGATTATGGATGCTGTTGAAAAGTATATAGAAGAAGCTAAGGAACCAGGATGGAATAATCCTCTAGTAGATTACTTAGATTGGGAAGAAAAGTATAATAAAGAGAGTGAGTGGCAGAGAAGGAGAAGACTCGAAGTAATGAAGGAAGCTAAAATGAATTTAAATCCAAATCATTATGCCTCTAGAGATATTACAGTAGAAGAAATTCACCAGGTACACAAAGAGATAGCAGATAGAGAAGAAGAGCAGTTAATAGAACGTATAGTAACGAAGAATGATATAGTAGGAGTAGATGGTAATAATCCAATGCTTAGACTTGATGGAATATATTATACATTAGATCCGAGCTTCAAAAAGATATTAAAAAGAGAAATACATAGAGGAGGACATTGGTGGTGGGATGCATTAGAACCTAAATAAGATATATGAAAATAGCACTAACATACTTACTTGGTTTCTTATTAACGTTAACGTTTTTTAAGTACTTTGGTAAACGAATAGGATTTGATTATGATAGGAATGAAAATGAAATGCATGGATGGGATGACTGGGATAGTAATGAACAAGCATTTACTACATTCTCTATATTTTGGCCGGTGATAATACCTATGTTATTAGTACTGGGTATTTGGAAAATAGTATTCAAATTTGGAAAATGGTATATAAACAAATAATATGAAGCAATACGAATATAACGTTATAACTAATAGGTATCATATCAAAGAAGAAGTATTAAATCTATTAGGCAAAGAGGGATGGGAGTTGATATCTCATACCTACACTGATAAATCTCAATCTATAGAAGACGAACACATCTATACATTCAAGAGAGAGAAGGTAGCTTATCTAAAAGGCACAGCTGAAAGGAAGTTTAAACTAGACGATTCATTTAAGAAAGCATTAGAAGAAGCAGTAGTATCCGATACTCCGGCATACAGTTGGATGGATGAATACTATGATGACTATATAAAACTACAGGCGAGTGGTATGATGTTTGAGTTTCATCCAACATGGACAGGTATATGGGATAAGGATAAGTATGCATTCTGTCACGATAGAAAATATAAGAAACTAAGTCCTCAAGAAGATAAGGATAAAGAGTGGCTACTACCGAAAGCATTTAAAAAAGAGTCTGGAGAACATATTCCCAACGGGTATAATGTCTATATTAAAGAGAAAGAAGTAGAAAAAATATCAGAAGACGAAGCAAGGATTCGAGAGATACTAAATGATCCAAGCAGTATGTTTGTAGGATATTCCCAAGAAGGCTATAATTTACATATATGGATCAACCAAGGGAAGAAATACTACATAGAACCAGAATTAAATCGTATCAATAGAATTGAAATATAATATGAAAATACAGATGACTAATGCACAGTTTGCTATATGGATAGTTCAACAAGAACCATCTCAAATGCAAAATGAAATAGCAGAAAAGGTGTATAAGTGGCTAGAGAGCAAGAAAGTAAGTCCCCAAAACACACCAGCTATAGAGAATACACTATTAGCTAAAGATGCACAGATAAAAGAGCTAAGAAAGAGTTATATAGATATGGCCTTAATAGTAGAACAATTAACTACTAAAGATCTAACAGAGGAGGCTATAAAGTATATGAGGGAGAGAGCAGATAGATTAAAAGAGAGTATTAAATAAGATATATGAATTTAGACGCAGAATATAAAAAGTACGTAGAGCATTGGGGTGATCCGATTGACCCTATTAACTATAAGCTGTATAGCATGGAGACGGATATGCCATGCTTTCATCCTGACAATAGACTATTCACTAAAGAGGAGTTTAAAGAGCAGTTAGAAAGAGTAAGTCCTCAAGATCCAGCCATATGTGAATACTCAGGACTAAGACCGGTAGAAGGATATAAAGAAGAAGAGACGATAGATAAAGAAGCAGAGATAAGAGATAGAGACTACATGTATAGATGGATAAGAGAGAAAAGCGGTAAATAAAGGCATATGAATAAAAGAACATTAAAGAGAGTAGGAGTAACAACACTAGTAATGCTATCAATACTAACAATTCCATTAACACCATGGATATTCATTGGAGAGCTAGTATGCGCATTAGCATATATGGTATGGCAATTGACAGATACCATTGATTAAAGACATATGATACTCGTAATGATAGGTAAGGTTGTATTAGGCTACATAATAAGCCTTATAGTAATAGATGAGATATTAGAATACTTCTACCGTAGACATATACGGTAGTAGGTAATCCATAGTACCGTATCTCACCAAGTAGCGTAGATAACATAGTAGTGTAGGGGAATAATTAAGAGCGTATAGTAAATCTACTATAGAACATAGGTATGAAGTAAGAAAAATTGAATAGCCATAGGAAAACGGCTAGAGTTTAGTATAGTCTGTTTTTTTTGTGTCACATTAACAACTTTTTGTTTCGATTCGAGTATATATCGATATCGATCCTACCGGCCTTCGATAAGGATTAATCTGCATACGAGCAACTTTAATTTAGGGTTGGCGGCCTGCTAGAAAGTCCTTACCTTTAGGTAACCGTCTATTTATTACTATAGAATACAATTGAATTGTATCCAGCAAACACGCAAGCTATGGCAAAAGGATATTCAGTATTTGAGATTACGAATACTAAGAACGGCAGAAAGCATTTTATGGTCTCGTCTACCTACACCGAAGAGAACATCTTATCTGGAATAAGAACATATGTTAACTCTAAGTCAGTGGGAGGAGGAGCGAAAGAGCTAGCCCAAGACATCAAAGGTGCCGGAAAGGACTACGATGAGCATTTCACGGTTAAGGCTATGGGTAAGGGAATGTCTAAAGAGTCTGCCGAAAGACGACGTGCATCTCTAGTAACCAAAGCCGGCGAGGTGTATAATCAAGAAATTGAGGTATCCTAACATAGGTACCCCGTCTATATATACCGTAGAATACAATTGAATTGTATCCTAGAGGCCGAGGCCTTCGTACTTCAATAGAGCATTAGCTGTGTAGCGATGAATCTGAAGCAGGCTAGACATTTTAGAAGCCTCTGCTATCATCTTAACTTTATCCGATTCTTTAATGCGAGAATTAGAAACGTGATCGATAAAGATGCGCTTGGCATCCAAGGCATTGCTAGCCGCAAAGACATCCGTAGCGATGCTATCAAGATTTGATTTGATTTGAATCTTCATAATTTTAATTTAGATACATAAAGATACGGAAGATATATCATACTTCCAACTAACTGGAGAGATATATTTTACCTTTAAAAACTATCGCGTAGGTTACGCCTGATTTCTCCGGTACTCCCTTTTGAGGTAACCGCCCTTTTGATTTTGATGACTAAAGATAAGGAAGCCCTTTCGGGCCTCCAACTCTTCTGTTAGTTAATTTGTGCTCTCTCTGAATAAATTTTCTGAATCTTTTGCAATTCCGGCAAGCAATCTTTTGCACTCTTGCCAGTCAAGCCATAGTACTTTTTGATTTGAGTGAAAGTAACTCCTCTCATCTTCATACCCAAAGCCATAATTTTTAGAGAGTAGATGTGAACAGCTAATTGATACCCAGCAAATGGAATAGTTCCTCCTTCAGCATGTACTGTTGGAACTTGCATAGTACCATTTTCGGTAGCTAGCATTGTCTGTTGAAATTGAGTCATAATTTTGATGTTTGATTATACCTAAAGATAGGGAGTACAAACCAGACTCCCAACTAAATGTTGTGGAAAAATAAAGTTTTTTATATGCGGAATAGTTCTTAACTTTACGGTCGAGTCGGTTTTTCGCAAAAAAAAGTTTAAAAAAAAGTTGCTCGTTCGAAATAAGTTCATATCTTTAGTTATCAAAATTAAAAAATATGACTAAGCAACAATTCTTAGAGGCTACAGTTAGCCAGGTATCTCAAGTTTATAAAGGTAAAAGAAACCATTGCCGTTGCGGTTGTGGAGGAACTTACATCTCTACTTCGTTTATGGAAAAGCCAAGAAACGAAATTAAAGACAAATTGGCCGAAAGGAGATTAAAGCAAGCCCAGCAATTAATTTTAGAAGGAGCGGATTACGATTCCAACTATAATTACTTCGACGTTGAAACGAGCGAAAATCGTTGCTTGACTTTCTACTTCGACGAAATTAAAAACTAAATTAAAGTTGGGAGTATGAAAATTACTCCCTACCTTTATGTAAATTAAAAAATCAAAGTTATGGAAAAGTATTATTGTTTAAGAGTAAATGAAGAGAATATTCATTTTAAGAATTTAGAGGATGTTAAAAAATGGTTTAAGACTTGTGGTGTAGAGGATGTATTATTTACAGAAGAGGAGGGTGTAATTTATAGTTTAGATTTTCTAGAGTATTTAGTTGGGTTTGGAGAAGTTAGAATTGTAAATGAAAGTATGTGTGAGAGGGGAGATGATTATTGTAGTATTAGGTTAGAAGAATTTAAATTTGAATTTCAAAATAATTAAAAATCAAAGTTATGTTAGTAAAAGAATTAATCCAGGAGTTACAAAAGTTTAACCCTGAACAAGAAGTAGTATTCACTTGTGGTATTGAATCAGGAAGAAGTTTCGATAGTTGTAGTGATGGGGATTGGGATCTTGAGGTTGAGGATTTGGATGAAGATGAGATTGAGAGAAAGTTAATAGAGGAGACGGGGTATAGTGATAGGGATGATATGGATGAAGATGAGATTAAAGAACTAGAAGAGTCTATTAAAGACTATAAACCTAGAGTTGTATTTAACATCTCAGGAGAATGTACAGATTATGAATAGTAAATAAAATAGTTGGAAGTATGAAATATAACTCCTAACTTTATGTAAATTAAAAATCAAAGTTATGAAGATAGTAGACAAGCCAGTCCTCTATAGAACTATTACTACAGTTGTTAGACATAATGGTAAGAGTTATGACA